ATGATGGCGCACGACCTCGCGTCCGAGCCCCTGATCGCGGCCATTTGCAAGAAGTTTCCTGAAATCGCGGCTCAATGGGCCGCTTATCCCAATTCGCTCGTGGTGAGCGAACCCGGCGGCAGTCATTCCCCCTTCCCCGAAACCCCGGCTGCCGCCGGTCCCCATTCAATGCGAGGTGCCGCATGACCCGCGCCTGCAAGGTGAAAGCCCACGTCCGCAAGCTTCCGGATCGCCTCGATACCGAGAAGCATCGCAAACTAGCTGCCGAGATAGGCTTTGTCCCGCGCAAGTGGGTGAAGCCGATCATTCGCATCCCGGCTCGTTCTCGCACGATGGAGGGGTAGATGGCCATCTCATCGATCCATGTCGACTTCTTCGAACCTGTCGAAATAACCAGAGACGAGGAAATCAAGCTTCAGGAGATCGTGACCGCAATCTGCGACCGGTACAAAGCCAAGAACCCTGGCAGGACCATGTGGCTGTTCGGCTACGGCTCGCGGCCTCTCACCAACCCATTTCTGGTCGATGACGATCACCCCATGGAGTTCGACGATAGCGAACTCTATCTCGAATGCTTCGCGAGAGAGGATTTCTCGTGGCCCTGCGCAAAGTGTGGCCATGAGCAGGGAGATCACAAGGGCCTGATCCTCGAACCACCAGCCGGCGATTGTGATTTTGAGCCGGTTCGTGAGCGGGGGGAGTCCTGATGGCCCGCCGCGAGTTCACCCGATCCCAACGCGAGGCAATCCGCCTTCGCGCCACGAATGCGGCCGGCGAGATATGTTGCGAAGGTTGTGGCGCGGTCCTCACCGGAAAGCGACGTGAGATTGATCACATCATCCCCGAGGCGCTTCGCCCGGAGGTCGACAAGAAAAATCCGCTCACGGCAGCGGATGGCCAGCTTCTCGGCGAATGCTGCCATCGTGGCCCGGATGGTAAGACCCGGCACGATGTAGCCCAGATCGCCAAAGGTAAGCGCCAGAACGCCAAGCAGTTCGATCGCCGCATCGTCCCGGACGGCCCGAAGATGCAGGGCCAGCCGTTCCCCGTCACGAAATCACGCGCCGAGAAGAAACAGCGGGCTCCGAAGCCTCCCGTCCAGAACAACAGCCCGATTTACCGGGCTTGGCTGGCCGCAAACCCCAGCGGAGAAACCGCATGACCTCCACCCAGACTGTAGAAGCGCTACGCAAGCTCACCGCTGAAGTCGGCGGCCTCAAGGCATTTGAGCCAGGCGTTCGCGAAGCAATCGGCAACACGAACTGGACCGTGCTCATGCAGCGGCTAGATGAGGCCGGCGCCGCCCTATCTCGCACCGCGCTCGCTTCGGAGCGCACAGGGCGGGCGCTTATTTCAGCATACCAGGCACGGCAGGAAGCCGGCCGCGCAGCGCTCAACCAGACAGACGGAGGGGCGTGATATGGCGGATCGCTTTCCTGGCATAGCCCGCGCAGTATTCTTAATAGCACTCGACAACTGTGGCATTAATCGGAATTGCAGTGAAAAGCAGCAACGGCGCGACTTTAATCAGTTCATCGACCGCCAGCCGCCAGAAATATTGGCGGATATTGATGCATGGCTCTCCAGCCTGACCGACGATGAACTAGAAACAGCTTGCACAGGTGAACAAACGGAGATGGACGATCTCCTTTCCGACGCGCCACCATTCACCGACAAACTTCTTACCGACTATTTCAACGAAGTCTGCTGACAGAAAGGAACTACAATGCGAACCATTAATGATCACGTCATCAACCCGGCCAACGACAAACTGACAATTACGGTTCTGGATGAACCGGGCGCAGGCGGAGCAAACCACGTCTATCAGGTGAACGGCTACCACGCGAAAGACGTGGATGAGACTGCTGTTGTCATCCGGTTCCAGAACGGCCCGATCAACGAAGTTGGCGTTAATGGACTGACACAAGAAGTTCTTCTCGCCATTGTTGCGGACAGGCTGCGCTCTTTTCAGTCTGGCTCATTCGCCTGCCGAGAGAATGCGCTGGCTTTGACGAAGATTGAAGAAGCTCAGCACTGGCTCCAACAGCGGACAATTGCTCGGATGCGTCGCGGTGTTGAAGGCACGAACCGTGTTTGAAAACCGCTGCACCCTCGCAGGAGGTAGCGATGCGTAAGCTGACGGAACGACAAAAGAAGATTGTCGAAGGCATTCTTGAGTCCGGCCGCGTTGAACTCTCCAAGGGCTCTGGCCCCGACTATCTCGCTGCCGCCGACTTCGTATTCACGCACAATCTTCTCACCCCCGCAGGCCGCGCCAAGCTGGCGGAGGAGCGGGGATGATCCGGCTTGTTGTCAGAATAGACGACGCGGCAATGGCTGCTCATGTCGGCGGATCGCCGCAAACGACATACCGCACATTCGACATCGAACATGCCGAGATCGAAGCCCTGCTTCGCGGCGGCGGCAGCAACGACAGAAACGACTTCAGCTACCGCACTCTGGTCGGCGCTGAGATTATCTCGGAGGCATCATGACCATCGCCCCCGAAGCATTGGAGAAGGCGCGGATCCTCGTTGCAAACTACGGCAGTGATCCAGATGGATTGCTCGTTGGTGCAATCGCCGCCGCCCTACAGGCAGCACATGACGCAGCCGCACCGAAACTGCCGGATGATCTGGCGGGGTTGGTGAAAGAGTTGCGAGACGCGGCACATCTGAATGCAGGCCCGCTTGGACCGGAAGCGCGTGCGGAACATCGCGCCGCCACCGCCATCCAGTCGCTAGTGGCACGCATCGGCGAGCTTGAGGCGGGGTTGCACGGGCTGCTCAACTGCCCGGACATCGCAGACAACGATTACAAGGACGAGGAAACGCACGCCGCCGAGCGCCGCGCCCGTTCCCTCTTGAACAAGGACCGCCAGCCATGAGCAACTTCGAGATCGGTGAAACCTATTTCACCAAGCAGGGCGAGAAAGTCTATCTCGACGCGATTACGCAGGACGGCAAATTCGTTGTCTCGCAAATCATGCAGTATGTGAACTACCACGATGATTTCTATGAGGATGTCGGGCCGTCAAAGGTCGTAGACAAGATATTCTCTCAGGCCCCGGTCGCCATTCTGGACGAAAGGTTCAAGGAAGCTCAGGCCCGCCTCGACGCGATCAACGCCGAGCATGACAAGCGGTTCGCTGAAATCACCACCGCAGAGCGCGACATTAAGAACCGGCTCGCCAAGCTGAAGAAATATCAAGGACTTGAACTGCTGGAGGACTTTATCGACGGGACGATCACCCATGTCGTCTACGCTAATGACGAAAACAGCACTGATCTCACTGTGAAGCCACTTTCCCGCGTCTTGGAGAAGGGTAGCGGCAGCAGTTACAACGATAGAGATTTGCGCCTTTTGTCACTGTTTGGGCGCTCCAATGGCGACTTAACATGGAAGGTGAATCAATACTACGACGGTAGCGGCCACAGCAGCGGCACAATTTTCCCCTGTCGCAGCGAGGAAGACGGGCAGGAAGTCATCCGGCGCATTCACCAGCAGCGTGTTGACGAGCAGTTCGCCCATCTCGATCCGGCGCGGCCATACTGGTTCCTTACCTATTACGAGAAGGCTCTTTCGGTCGGCCTTGAACAGAGGCCAGAAGTCACCGCCAAGTACCAGGAATTGAAGAAGGTAAACCTTCAAGAGGCTGAGAAAAAAGCTCGGGACGCACTCGCCAAGGCTCAGAAGACGTTGGATGACATCATTGCGTCACGCGAGGCCCAGCCATGAGCACCGCACAGACAGAAGCGCGGGCGGTTGAGGCACTTACTGAGGCGTTGGTGATTTTGGCTCGCACGAACATCCCGACCGACGTTCAGGAACTGCTTGTTTCGGGCGATCCGATGCGCAGCATCCCTCCAGGCGTTCTTTCCTCTGTCCTATCCACTCTCGCCAAACAGAACGCCGAGCTACACGCACAACTAGCCGCCCTCAAGAAGGAAGCGGCTGATGTCGTGAGGCCGTTTGTCGAATACACGCCTGATCGCTGCTTCGAAGGCAATGAACGGTGGAAACCCGCCGTGTGTCGTGACCCTGGAGGTGGCTGGTATGGCGCGGAAGACTTCCGAGCCGCCCGCTCCTTCCTCGACAAGTGGGAGGGGCGAGATGGTTGAGCGGTTTGACCTCGTTCAATACGAACACTTCGACCAACTCGACAGGGCAGTCAACGGCGATTGGGTCCGCTACTCCGACCACCTAGCCATCATCGGACGGATTGAAGACGAGCACACTGACGAGCGCGTCCAATGGATGGCCGAACTCTCCGCCCTCAAGAAGCAGGTAGAGGAACTGACGGCTGAGCGGGACGAAGAAGCCAAATGCGTTGATTACGCAGAGAAAGACTTCCTGAAGGCAATTGCCCGAGCCGAGTCCGCCGAAGCCGAAGCAGCAGCAGCGCTGCGGAAGGCGTTGCGTGAAGACTGGCATGGCGTCGTCCTTGATGGTCGCAACGAGCACGGATCGCACGTCCTGATGCTGCCGCATCGTTCTATAGAACTTGAGCAAGATGAGAATGGTGATTTTATCAAGTATCTTGCGGAGACCATATTGCAGGATGCCGAGCGGCTTGGATTCTCGATCGGTGATGCCGTAGTCGCGACGTTCGATGCGTGTACCGATGAGGGCTTCTTCAGCCACTACGAATACACAGGCGTATCCTCACTACTGACAGAGCATCTTTATGGACCGCCCGAAGAGCAACAATCCGCCCGCGCCGCCCTGTCTGCGGTAAAGGAGGTGTGAGAGATGACTGGCATCGACTTCGAGACCCTTCGCGGCCCAAAGGCGATCGTGGCCCATCGCCAGATCCACGGCGAGCAAGGCGGCGCGACCGTGCATTGCGTCGTTCTGGCGGACGGCTTTCTTCTGGAATGCGGCTCGGATGGGTATGCCGAGCGTCGGGCGAAGTTGCTGGCTGAGATCGTAAACGTAGCTGGACCGGCCGAATTCGACTTCAGGAGGACCCGCCCATGACGCCGGCTGAGATCATCGCGCGGGTGCCCAATCCCGGAACTGACGAGGCAGTCGCTCTCGGCTGCCGCTGCCCCGTCATCAAATACGGCCGTTGTCGCGGCTATATGGGCGGCGCCAAAGACGAAAACGGCGGGACCCTGTTTGTCATCGTCGCCGACTGCCCGCTACATGCGCCGCTCGCCCTGGGGGCGAAGGGATGAGCAGGGTGGCGGATAAAAGGAGGAAGATGTGAAAGCTGACAACGATAACGCACGCGCGGCGTTCAAAGCCTTTGACGCCCTACCGCTGTTTGCGACCGACCGCGAGTTGGCTGTGGCGATAGTCGGGCCAGCACGGGCGTCGGAGTGGCTGAAGAATAGCTTCCCGTCATTGGCAAACAGACCTGGCTTTCCACCGGTGGACCCGTTTCACAAGGGGCGGGCTGTGCCGCTGGTGAAGCTATTCTATGACCATTTTATAGGGATAACCAGCGCGCAGCAGTTGCTTGCTAGTGTCCCGCGCGAACGTGAGAAAGCGAATCTGGAGATATGGACAAAATCACAGCGAAGGGCCTCAAATGGGTAACCCGCAAGCATGGAGCAGTCCCCTACTGGCGGGCCACCGAAGAGGCGGTAAACGCCGGCTATCGGCCAAAGAATGTTCCGCTGTCGGGGATGGAGGATAACCCATCTAGGCTTGTTGCCCATTGCAACTATTTGCAATCACAAATGGAATTATGGATCGCCGAGGAGCGCGGCGAGCGTGCCGTGTTCGATGGAACGTTAAAGACCCTCATTGATCGATATACGCGCGATGCTGACAGCCCGTACCGCGCGTTGAAAGCCGGCTCGCGGCGCCCATACGACCACTACTTGCCCAAGATAGCCGGTGGCATGGGGCACATTAAGATCGACGACATTACCGGCGCAGACTTGAAGGAATGGCATAACGCATGGTCAGCCAATGGCAAGTACCTTGCCGCAGCGGCGATGCAGCGGGCGATACTTGACGCTGTGGTGTCTTACGGAATCACGTGTCGTTTGCGCGGGTGCATTGAGCTATCGGAGGTTTTGAAGCGAGCCGGGCGGAAGCTCCCGCACCCAAGGCGGCGAGACATCGTCATTACCGCCGACCAAGTGATCGCGGCGCGCAGGGCTGCCCATGAAGACGGCCGAGCCGCGTGGGCTCTCGCCTATGCGATAGTGTATGAGACGACGTTGCGGCTATGGGATGTAATCGGGCAGTGGGTGCCGACAGGCGATCCAGGCTTGAGCGACGTGCTGGACGTAAAGCGCGGCAAGAAATGGTTTGGCCTCCGCGTGGAGGATATCGACGCGGATATGGTGCTGCACTACACGCCGTCCAAGACCGAGGCCAAAACCGGCAAGTCGGTGAGCTACCCGCTCTCGAAAGCCCCTATGGTTATGGAGGAAATGGGCAGCGCACCTCTGAGCGGGCCGCTAATCGTCAACCCCAAGACCGGACTCCCGCCGACTGCGCAGCAGTTTCAGGAGGGATGGCAACATGATCGTAAGAAAGCTGGCATATCAGAAAAGGCATGGGCGCGAGACCTTCGGGCAAGCGGCATCACAGAGGCGCGGGCCGGCGGCGTTGCCATGGATGACGCCGGAAAGGTCGCGGGCCATGCCGGAACGAGGACCACTTCGGAGGTGTACGACCGGGCTGTTCTTGAGGCCGCAGACAGGTTTGCGGAGGCTCGCTTGAAGGGCCGGAACAAACCGGGGCACACGCCGGGGCACGCCTGAGCACGCAGCGTAGTAAAATCAATAACTTATTAATGATTTGGTTTAACGAATCCTTAAAGCTAAGTAATTGATTTTATTGATGAATGTGCCGGAAATGCAAATCGGCAATGCGAAAATCGCGGCGCCTTTCGACGAAAAAATTACGGGGTGGGGGGGGGTATCATTCCCCCACCCCGTGCCCATAGGCGTTGACGATCACGTTCGCCTTGCAGATGCACGGGATGCACAGCTTGGTGCACTTGCTGTCGCAGATCATCCCGGCCACGGCATCCCGCGTCGGACGCGCATCAACAGTCATCAGCCTGAGCCCGACGATGTAGGCGGTTTCCGACGACAGCACCACCCGCTTGCGGGCGCGCGCCCTGGCAACCATCATCTCGGCAAGCTCGGTTATGGACGACCAGTCCGGCATGACTTGACAATACGAGAACAAAACACGAACATCAACGGGAAAGGAGAGCGCCAATGAACGTCATCCCATTCCCCACATCGCGGCCGACCAGCTGGCTGCCGCTCATCATGATTGCCTTCCCCGACAATACGACAGCCGACGAGCGCGAGCGCACCGCAACCATTATGCGGGCCGCGATCCCTGGCTTGGAGTTTCTGGTCGCCCATGGCGGCAACCGCATGTTTGCCCTGCCGCTTGGCGGCGACATTGGTGAAGGCGGTCGCATCGTAGACCGGCCACAGCCGACCGACGCCCAGATGGACGACGTGCACGCGCTGCTTCGGGACATTTCGATTGGCGGGCTGTGGGGCGACCTGTAGCCAACAAAAAAGCCCCGCACGAGGCGGGGCTGAATTAGGTGTTGCAGGCGACTAGCCGGCCACCAGCCCGTAGGCCGCACACCACCTGGCCCACGCGCCTTCAAGTGCCTTGCGGGCCGCAACCGCACTCCGACACCAGCCGTAGACCTTCGTGACATGCGCGCCGCGTACGGCCTCGATATGCCACATCCAGCGTCCGCGGTCCTCGGACACGGTGCCGACCGCCTGCCCGTTGCGGCACGCGGTGTTGTCTGCCCATGTGAGCATCACGTCCCACCCCCTATTTGCTGATAAAGGTTGCGTGCCTGCCGGCGAAGATCGTCGACGGTCGCAGCACTTATGATGGCGTCCTCGACGATGCGCGCCTGCTCCGCGTCCGACTCCTGCCCGACCGGCCCCCTGTGTCCGGGGCGCTCAAGACGCCATATCGTGCCGCCCAGCCGCTTGAAGTAATCCGCCTCGTAGACGACGGACTCCACCACGATGGGCGCGCGCGGGTTGCGTTCGCGGGCAAGGATGATTTCCAGCCCCAAGGTCCACGCGACGCCCATTTCCTCGCCCATGAACTTGCCGAAGCGCTCAAGGAAGTGCCGCGGTGCTACGCCGCCCGGAAGGTATTCGGACGGCTGGTCTTTCAGGTCGCCCCACACCATCCGGTCGCCGTCGCCGCCGACATAATCGAACCAGGCGGCGGCAGCGTGCTTGCCAGCGTCAAACGCATGAATGCGCTCGAAGCCATATTCTTCCTCCAGCATCGCGGCCACCGTCGACTTGCCCACGTTGCGCTTGCCGGTGAGGCCGATCATCGGCGGCCATGTGCGCGGCCTCCGGGTGTTGTCGTTGTCTGGCTGATGGCCCCATGGGCTGTAGAGTTGGTGAGGCGTAGGCTGGGGCTGCGCGCGGTTTAAGCCATAGCGGCTTGTTCCGGTGTAGGTCATCCGGCCACCTGTTCGTTGAGGGCGGCTTGAGCGGCGGCCGAGATCGCCGCTGCCATCGTGTCATAGCCCTCGCCTATCGCGTCCCACGCAGCGTCCACCATCGCGTCTGTCGGCTCACGCATTGCCTCGACAGCAGCGCGAGCCTTGCCGCAAAACAGATTCGGCGCGTCTTCGTATGGTCTTGCGTCCGCCTTTGCGATTGCCCGCGCCACCCGCTCAATCATGCTCTCGGTCATGCGGCAATCTCCAAAACCTCAACGCCCGCACGGCGGGACCGCTGCACCATGTCGGCCGTGCCGCGCCCGCCAGGAAAGGCAACGACAACATCGGGCTTTCCTTCGTCCAACATCTTCTGATTTCGAATAGGCCCAGCAGCGCGACCGTCCCGACGCCAGTCTGCGGGAAATTCAAGTACCGGGCACCAGTTGGTTTCCGCCCATCCACAACCGAGAGTATCCGCGCCCCTCGCCATCCCGCTGATAACAGTCACGTTAGGCAGCCAGTTTGGCTCACCGCTGGAATCGCCTCCGTGATAAAAGCCGCGCTCTTGGCAAATGCGGTCCATCTCCCGGTAAAGCTTGTCGCGGTCGGCGTAATCCCGCCCGCCGCAGATCAGCACTCGCTTCATTCCGCCACCTCCATCACTCGCTCATTCTTCGGCGCCACCACCGGCTTGAACCTCGATGCGCGGAACGGCAGGTCGTCGCAATAGCAGGCGGGGTCTGCGCCCCGCTGCAATTCAGCCAGCCGGACGCCGCGGTACGTGCCGTCTATCGGATGATTCCACTGGCCCACCCATGACACTGTGTAGACCTCGCCGGCTTTTATACCCTGCGGACCGACGCCGTAAGGGAATGCGTCATCGACGCAGGCTACTTTGTCTCCGGGTTTCATTGTGGCACCAAGGGGCTGGTGAATGTGACACAGGAGGGCGAGCCGCCGACCGGCTCGGCGAACTCTGGTGCGTCCCACGCACGCTCGTCATCCTCCGGGATGTCGACCCACTCCTCCCATTCATGTTGCCGGGCGACTGGGATAACGTACCAGTGGCCGCATCCGTCCGTGGACATGAAGTATCTATCTTCCATCACGCCGCCTCCTTCCTGTGCAGCGCGCGATGCGCCTGCACAAACTCATCCCAAAACTTCTGCGTGGTTGCGTCCGAAGAATACAGCGCGCTTCGGACAAGCTTGCCGTCGTGCTCGCCGACAGCATTAAAGGCGCGATGCGCCGCCTCCTCCATCGGCATGGGGCTAACGCCCGCCGCGATGAGGGCGTTGCTGGTGTAGGGCATCATGCCACCCTCCTACACGCATGGTTCAACGCTGCCGGCGTCACATAAGCGACGGGCTTGCCGGCACGCCGAAACTCCTCGATTTCGTACGTCAGCCCGACGCTTTCATCCCATCCGTCCATCTGCAAGACGATAAGCGCCGCCGCCGCGTCTATCATCGGCTGGCACTGGTCTTTCCAGAAGCTCCAGTCTTCTGGCAACTTGTGCGTCTTGGCGATATAATGCCCATGCACGATAGGGCAGTAGATTCGCAAGCCGCGCGCCATAAGCTGCCCAGCGGCACGCCCGACGACATAGGCCGCTGCGTCATGGCCAAGCTCGTATTTACTGTATGGGCTGCCGAGATAGAGATAGCCCGGCAGGCGGCCCATATCGTCGATGGTGGGGGCGTTGTCGTTGGCAGGTCGCAGCGCGCCCTCGACATGCCAGCGGGCGGCGTCGTCTAGTTCTCCGAAGGTCGTCTCGGCCACGGTGTCGCGGAGCACATAGCGCTTCTCTATGCTGCACCAATCGAAGTGTTCAAAGCTCGACATCTGCATACTCCAGTTCATTGAGGCAGCGGAACAGGGTTCGACCGGACTTGAACTGCAACGACACATGCCAGTGACCGAAGAACCATTCGCGTGGCTGGTGTAGATGGAGCATCCGCTCCAACGCCTGTCGTGTCCGACTACCGTCCTCGATCTTTCGCCGGTTGAGCGCGGCTAGCATTTCGTTGGCAATCGACTCCGGGCAGTCGTGCGTGATGACGATTTCCGGCTTGATGGCCGCATAACCGTCAATCATGCGCTCAAGTTCGGCGTAGCTGCATTCCTCGTCCGGCCACCAGTCCCAGCCTTCGGTGCGCCACGCCCTGTCGATGCTGATTGCCCCGCCTACGCAGTAGACGCCGTCGACAGTCGTGCCGTCCGGGATACAGTAGCGCTGCGTCTTGCACACAGACGGGTTGTCGTGATTGCCTCGGATGAACAGATGCCTGCCTTCCGACATGGCGTCGAACGGTGGGTTGGGCATCCAGGTGAAATCTCCGTGCTGTCGCCGAAAACCGACGCCCATGTCGCCGGCCTGGATGCTGAACGGCACGCCGCGGATGATCTCGCGATACCTGCGGAATTTGCCGTGCACGTCGCCAATGATGCGAACTACGCTCATGCCGCCCTCACTTGCGGGGTGTTGTCGTTTGCCGCCACCGGTCCGCCGTCAAGAACGGCTACCCGAACGCGACCGTTCTCGCCGTACAGCCGGTGGTAGCTGATAGCCTGCACAGATCGGCCCGACAGGAACCCGGCGCCGTAGTGCCATGCGTCCTGCGGGATCGGCGCCTGGTGCGACTCGGCCACGACACCGCCTTCCTCCGCCACGAAACCGGACTTGTGGTGAACGTGAAACCCATGCGCATAGCGATAGCGCGTCCTACCCCACATCTCAGGGCGGCGGGTCGCCATGATCTGCGGCATGTCCCGCAGCTTCGCCGCGTGGCCGTGCGTTGCGGCAAGCATGGTCTGCCCGTGTTCATGGTACCAGAAAAGCGATTGGTCGATGTCGACGTGAACACGCGGCTCGTTGCGATACCAAGCTTTCAGGAACCACGCGATTGACGGTGCGGTTTCGTCATCGTGATTGCCCTTGAGGTTGCGCACCAGCACGCGGCCATGCCGGTGCAACGCCGCGTCCACGGTGCGGACCATCATCTCGCCCGCCGTCTCGACAACCTTGGTATGGCGGCCATCGACGTCAAGCACATTGCCCGAGCGCTTCGTGCGATTGTCGTTGTTGTCGGCGTGGGTCAAGTCTCCCCCGCCCAGCACTATTGCCGTATGGCTGATAGGCGAGCGGGCTATCGTCTCGTCAATCGCCGCCCCGATGACGCGCGGGCCGATCTTCAAGTCCCAATTCGTCTCTGTCTCCCGCACCCACGCGAACATTCCAACATGCCAATCATTACACGGCACAAGGCAGTGCAAGTCGGCGTCGCCCAATGAAGAAAGCTTGATGGAGGGGGCGGCAGGCTCATAGTGCTGGAAGCGCTTGGCCAGAATGTCGGCAATGTCGGCGGCCGATGGCGTCTCCCGCGTTTTCACCCACTTCTGGATGACCCGCCCTTCGGCATCGACAAGTGCGCTGTAGCCCTTGGCGGTGTGCCCGTCCGGCATCTCGAACACTTCGCCCGCCGCCTTGCCCTGCCGCACCCACGCCTCGCCCTGCTTGCTGGCGATGCTCTTTATCTCGTAGCCCGGCAAGACCGGCTTTGTCCCGAGCAGGCCGCGCTCTGCGGCGCGCGTAATGCGCTTGTGCGTCGCGCCGTAGGACAGGCCAAGCAAGGCGGCGGTTTTGCGAATGCTGCCCTGCTCGCGGTATGCGACGGCAGCGGAAGCAATCTGTTCGTCGGTCAATGGAATCGTCAATGCGTATGTCCTTGTTTCAGACTGCGGCGTCGTTGCAGCCTGCGGTGTCAGCCGCCGATCGTGAAGGCAGGCTGATCCGGTTCTTTCGGCGCGTCACCGCTGACGGGCGGCTCGCCATCGTAACGGACGCCGCCGTTTTCCCCGACTGTGGCAAAGGCTTCGCCTTCTCCGTCGAGGGCGCCTTGCAGATCGCCGGCACGGGCGGGGCTGTACGGCAGGACGTAATAGATCGGCTCGCCGGAGCCGCTATCGAGCAGGACGTAGATGGCTCCGCTGTCTGTGGCCGTGGGTACGACGATCTTGGCGCCGACGACCGTATAGTTGCCGGGCGGCGGCGCGGTGAACTGCGGCTGGCCGAGCGGGACGTACATCGCAAGCGCGGCAAGCACTGTCATCACAGGCAGCGTCAGGGCCGGGGTGCGCCGCGTCGACACCCATGCGAAGCCGCACAGGAGCAAGGCGAGCGCCAGCCAGACGGAAGCGATGAGGGTCATGTCAGCGCGCCGTAGACGTATGTTGCCCCGGCGATCCCGCCAACGAGGGCGCACCCCACGATTGAGGAAGCAACTCCCATGGTGGCGGCTACGAAGATGCCTGGGTGCCACCACCTGTCGCCATAGTCGTCCAACCAGAGCATGAACCAGTGCATGGCGGTTATGATAACAAACACCGCCGCCGCGAGCGTGGCACCAAACGTGGCCACCGCGGCTACCACAGCCAAGATCATTCCCCGCCTCCATTGATTGCGCCGTAGGCAAGTACCCAGGCGGCCAGTAGCGTGACGCCAACGAAGGCGATGCTTGTTGTGATGAGCAGGGTCATTGGACGCGCTCCTTCAGCATGGCGTCGGCCATTCGATAAGATGCAGTGGCGACGAGCGATGCGGATTCTTCGGGGGTCGAAACCTGCGCGGCTGCTAGTCCGCCCACGATTGCGGCGGCAGTCTGCCCCGCAAACCAGTCGCGGAGGGGCAGGCCATCAATCGCTGCTGTGCTCCCTAGCCTCAAAGTCAAATTGCCATCTACCGTGCTCATTTCCTCGAACTCCTCAAAGCCTTGAATACGTTGTTCACCGAGCCGGGCACGACCTGTCCGCGCTCGTCCAATTTAAAGCGGATGACCGTCCGTTCTTGCTGGTAGCGAAGCTCCAACTCAGTCGACACCAGGAGCTTCATGCTGTCGGCCGACCGGCCGAGAGACACTTCGACGTAGACCTTCGTCGTGCCAAACGGCAGCGAATAGCCGTGGATGTTCACGACGTACTCGCCGGCCGGCGTCGCTCGCGCGAAGGCATTCTCCATATTCAGCGGCGACATATCACCGTCGACACCGGTGTCGTCACGCAACAGGCTGAACAGCTTGCCCGCCTTGTTGCTGTAGCCAACCGCGATCGGCTCGCCCGGCCCCGAAACCCACAGGTCCACGTCTGCCGGCCCATCAGGCCACGCGATGGCAATAGCGATTGAACCGGGCGGCTTGACCGCGTTGGTGCTTGCGACGGGCGGATTGAGGCTTGGTAGGATCAACACAGCCAAAGCCATGAACGTGAAGCTGCCAATGAGTAGTTGGTCGACGAATGCCCAAAGCCACGAATCAGATGGGCGCCGCACGTCAGGCGCCCCGCAACTGAAGCGTCGTGTTGACGATCCGAACGTTGACCATCATCCAAAGCGCTAGAATCAGCCCCACAAGCGTAGAACCGAAGGCGGTCCCTGCCCCGGCAAGAAGGTTTGCGCCCGCTTCGGCCGCGCGAGCCGGTTCGCTCAACGCCGACGGGTCAATGCCGGCGAACGCTTGCAACATCCCCCACGCATTGCCGATGATTCCGATGACGAACAGCGCCTTGACGAAATCGTCCAGATGCTCGGCTTTCAGCAGTGCGGCGGCCCCACGAGTAATAGACAAGAACGCCGACACGACGCCCGCGGCAAACACGCCGGACAGCAGCCACACTGCGCCGTGGTCGTAGAACCGGTCTAGCTGACCGAGCCACCACGCCCATGCGACGACACATGCGCCTGCGAAATTCGCTATGAAAAGGCGGATCACGTCGTCACCGCCCGGCCAATGAGCCCGCACACCACGCTTGCGGGGACGGCCAGCCCCAGCCCGCCACCTGGGCTCGTGCCGACGACGCCCACCGTAATGCCCACCACGTCGCCATCGGCGTCGTATACCGGCCCGCCAGACATGCCCTGCATGGTCGTAGCGTCCATGGCGAACACAGTCCGCCAGAAGCCGGTGACCTCACGCTCGCCGCCTGACACGTATCCGCGCATGGCGATGAACTCGACTCCGACCGGATTGCCTACGGCTGTAATCGCCTCCCCTACTTCCGGCGAGCGGCATTCAAGGCGCGCTTCCGCGAAACGCTTTGCGCTAGCTGGTCGGATGGCCGCGATGTCGTAAGCGGTGTTGACCCACAAGACTTCGCCGGTCTGCACGTCGCCGACATCGCTGCGCAGCTTCACCTCTCTTGCGCCGTACACGACATGCGCCGCGGTGATTATGATGCCGTTGCCGATGTAGACGCCGGAGCCCAGCCCGTCCGCCAGCTCAACGCGGACATCCGCGGAGCCGGTGGCGGATGCCGCTGCTACGCCGATTTCGTGCGGCTTGTCTTTCGTGGAGTGTCTCGTCGGGCCGGAACAGGCGCACAGCGCGCCGACAATAATGGCTCCGGCCGCCAGTCTGGCGGCAAGCAAAAGGCGCATGGGTTCAAGCCCTGTCCTGATAGCGTTCGGGGTTTCGTCGCCGGGTAATGGCGGAAAGGACGGTGCGTTTCGCCTGTCCTAATTATGATTACGGGTAATTTGATTCTGGAACGCAAGCGGTTTCTGGCCGAGGGCGCAGAAACAACAAAAAAAGCCCGCTTCCGGTTAGGGAAGCGGGCGTAAAGCACGTGCTGCATGGCCTTGAGGTCGGCGAAAGCCGGCACAGCAGGACAACAGCTATAGTGTTCTTATTATTATGTCGTGCCCCGCCGGGCGGCAGGCCGTGATTCCAGTATGCGGTCGAGCCGCGTATTGATGCCGTCCACACGGTCGGCGACATGCTCGATGGACTTCATCAGCAAGGCCGTCTGCTCCTGCATCCCGGCCTTGGTCACGTAGGTCTCGGCGGTATGGAGGCGGTGCGCGTCCAGATTGGATTGCGCAACCTCGCCCTTCTTGCCGGCCTTTTCAATCAAGTCCCACATGCGCCAGAAAGCGCCCGTGATGGCGGTCAGTACCGCCAGCGCAATGCCGATCTCGATACTCACAGCACGCGCCCTTCGCGTATCGCCTTGTCGCGCTCCTGGTAGTAATCCCGCAGCGCCTTGTGCCGCTTGCCACAGTCAATGAGCGCCTTGCGATCCGTAATCCACAACCGCTCGACATCGCGCTGCGTCAGCGTGCCCTTCGGCAGCCGTATCGGGCCGAGGCAGTCCTTGATCACCGACAAGTCCGGCTCAAGCAATTGCGGCGGCGGCAACGGCACATACCTAATGGATGGAGTCGACACGCAGCCGGCTGTCGTCAGACAGGCAAACGCGGTCGCGATCTGGATCAGCGTCAGCCTCATCCGACAACTCCTTAATACGTTGTTCGAGGGCCGCATTCTCGGCGGCAAGTTCTGCGAGGCGCTTTGCTTCCGCAGCCTTCGCCATGGCGTTGGCCTGCTGAATGCGGTTGGTTTCTGCCGCTACGGCCTGCGCGATTTCGGCCTCGCGCTTGTTGTAGAGAGCAGACCACTCCGTCGTGGCGCGGTCGTAGCCGGCGCTGTAAAGCCACCACGCAGCTACCGCGATGGTGAGCGCGGCCAGTCCATAAAGCGCCGGCTTGACGTAGCCGCCTACAAGCCAGCCAAACATAGCTCGCGCTCCTTGGCCCGGCGGTTGACCAGCCCCTTCACGACCTTGCCGCCGGCTTTGTTCCACGCCAGCAGCGAGTCACATGCGGCGCGAATGTTTCCGGCATTGAGATTGCGCGCCATGGAAGACCCGCAAAAGGCGCCGACGCCGATGTTGTACACGGCGGAAACCATCGACACATATACCTTGTCGGGAAGCCCGTCTGGATTCTTGAGACAGCGCCGCATGCCGGCTTCGTGCTTCTCAAGCGACTCGATGAACATCACGTCGCACTGCTGCTTCGTGAATTTCATGCCCGGCTTGATGCCCTTGGTTTCACCATAGCATGCCGTCCATACGCCGACGACGTCCTGGTAGGCGACGAGCCTCAGCCCCTCCCAGTTGCCCACAAAGCCGACAGCCAATGCGCCAGCAGCCGTTACGCCGAGGGCGGCCTTTTTAAGTCTACTCATCCCTTTATATCCTTCTGCGCCATCAAGCGGGCTGCGAAGGACGCCGCGATGACAAACATCGAAAGAAGGGCGAACACGCCCGATGGTATCGGCAGCGCGCCGATATACGGCAGCACCGCCTCCAAGCCGGACAGCAGCCCGGCCAGCAGTATCAGGCGGATGCTCCACGCCTTGCGGAGCACCTCGCGCCAGTTGGCGATAAGCATGGAATCGTCCTTACGGTGTGCTAGTTCGCGTCCGTGGACCCGTAGTTGCGCACGCCATCCCACCCTGACGGAGCGCTGGTGCCACCAGCCAGCGGGCTGCTCTTGCCGCCTGCGGCGCTGCTGCCCGGCGTTGACCCGGTGCCAGCTTGCCCGGCGTTCCCGCCACCGCTACCGCCGCCACTGCCGCCCGACGAGCCGTCGTAAAGCTTCGCGCTGATTTCCGTGCGGTAGCCCGCCGTCTTGCTAAAGGTGTGCGTCGCCGTGTCGATCACATACGGCACGCCATCAAGCTGCGGGCGCACGCCGCTAAACCGCAACGGCACGCCGGCCACAATCGAAGAATCGCCCACGACAGTAACCTTGGCGCTGCCCTCGCCACGCTTCAAATCCTTGGCCTTCGCCGCCGCGGCCTTGTCGGCTTCCTCGACGCTGGCGAATGGCTCCGGCAAGCGATAGATCGCCTCGCCATCGGCGTCGGCGTCCTGCTCGATCTCGACGCGCTCGACCTTGTCCTTGTCCTGATGGTAGGCGACGACCTTCTTGTATTTCGTCCGGTCGTTCGCCTCGTAGGTGCAAGAGCCGAGGATAATCATCGACGGCACGACGACCACCGAGCCCATCCCGACGCCGCTCGACGACAGCCCGCTCCCGCGCTTGGCGAAAATCAGGTTGTTGCCCTTGATCGTGAACAGCCCGTTGTGACGCCGCTCAAGCCTGCTCAAGACATGGGCGTTGGTTTCGTCTTCCTGCGCGAACCACGGATAAACATAGGCGCCGATTTCGCCGTCGACCTTCGCCGACAGCCCAAGCTCGCCCGCCAGTTGGGTTACGATGTCCTTGACGGACTTCTTGTCCCAGTGGCGCTCCTTGTTTTCCTTCAGCGTCTTGGCCCGGCCCAGGGCCGCCGCCTTGCCGGATATGCTGACGCTATAAGGAAGGCACTTGCCTGACACCTTGTCGACGACGAAGTCGCCGAGCTTGCGCACGCCGGTCTCGGCGTAGCCCATCGAGATGGACACCGCGTCGCCGGGCGTCGGCAGGTCGACAAAGTCCGGCGGGCCGTCGTTCAGCTCCATCTGGAACGTGTCCGACGTGACGCCCTCCTTGTCAGTGACGGACGCCGACACAAGCCGGCTGTAAAAGCCGGAAGACACAGTCTTGCCGGCAACCGTGATGTTGATAATCGGGTGCATCGGTCACCTGCGACTGTGGGCTGGCGGGGCGGTTAGTCCCACAAACTGAGAAGCACCGGCATTTTGGTGCTGCGCGGCGCGTCCGGCATGACCAGCGCGGTGCCCATCGGCAAGACAGGACCAAGCGCAGCAACGCCCGGATTGGCGTCAAGCACCATCTCGGTAACGTCGCGGGTGCGGCCGTAGTAGCGGGCACAAATCAGGTCGACGACGTCGCCCTGTTTCGCGATGTACGTGTTTGCCATAGCGCTCACCAAAGAAGGTTGCCGGGCGAGCCCATCAGCGAGCCGCCCGCCGATGCCGCGCCGTAGCGCTTCAGCGTGATCTGGTAGGCGTTCTTCAACGGCCGCCCGCGCTGGTCGTGAAAGCTGCGGTCTTCGGAAATGGACTGGATTGTGAACGTGCCGCGGATAATGCCCTCACCGGCATCGCCCGACACAAACATCAGAGGCGTGCCGGCATTCTGCGCGGCTATCAGCCCATTGAGCGACGACTGCCCGCCGAACTCGACTGGAAACAGCACGCCCTTGATGGTCACCTCGTCTGAGGTGGGGCCGGTCCATTGCTGTTGGTTGAGGGTCGCGGCAACAGGAATGTCAGCCCAAGGCGTGTCCACCTTGCGCCCGACGTCCTGATAGCCGAAACCCAGGGACTCGAACGCAAATGCGCCGAGCATCATTGAAACCGGGCCGGACATTTAGTATCCTGGGGAAATGGGGGTGTATTTCAGCGCATGGATTTGATTGCGATCCTGGGGATGGCTGTTACGAGCTACCTGGCAGCCCGCGCCTTGGCGCGCTGGAAGGGCCTTAACGAGAACGCCTTCGGGGCCATGGGTGCCGTTCTCGGTGCCGTGTTTGTCCCTGTCGCGATAATCTGGCCGCCAAGGAAAGACCACGTGCCGCATCCTGGGTCTGGTGGCTACGCGGTCGCCACCACCCTTGTCTGGCTGGTGGCGACCTTGATTGGCGGGTTTATCCTTGCCGCCATGTACTTGCCGCGTTAGGCATACCCGCCGCCCAGCGACCCCTCGACCGCGGCCTGCACTGACGCGCCGGTCGCATCGGCAACCGCCTTTGCGGCTGCCGCCGGGGCTTGCTCCATCGTGATGTTCTGATTGACCGTAATCGGCGCCATTACTGGCGGCGGCGGATTCGTCACATTCACGTCGGAGACGCCGGTCGACCGGGTCTGCATAGTCACGGCCCGCATCGCGTCGGCATATTCAGACGGAGACGGCGCTTGCGACACAGGCTTGTCCATGCCGTTGAGCATGTTCTGTATCGTGCCGCCAGCCCCCCCTTGCGGCGCTGGTGTGGCGGGCGGCGTGCCGCGCTCTATGCGGAAGTGCTCGCGCGCGTCGAAGTCTGGGTCGGCCGCCACGCCAAACAGAAAGCGCTTTATGCGCTGCGCAATACCGTCATCGTCCTTGAACGGCTCGACCGGTTCGCGCTTGTGCTTCCGGCCGCGAGCAGACGGACCAGCACCGGGTTGTACGCCGGGAAGCGGCGTGTCTTCGCGCGGAGTGAAGTGTTCCTTAACGCGGTCCTTGAGGTACTTTTGCCGCTCCTTCTCCCACTCGGTCTTGACCTCATCAGACTGCGCGAGATTGAGCAACCCGGCCGAAAGCGCGCCAAGGGCCGCCGTCGCAAATGAGCCAATGGCAAGGAGCGGTGCGCCACTTTTTGCGGTCTCGGCGGCTGCTTTGGCCGCGCCCGCCCCGCCCCCCGCATCGGCCACCTTCGTAGCAGCCTCGCCGATCCCCGCCGCTGTCGCGGCCCACTTCCCGCCCCTGGCCAAAAGCTTCAGGATGCCGACAGCCGCCTTCGCCCCGGACAGCAGGTACATCATTGCGGCGAGCCGCCCCACGGCGCCTGCGACGAGAGAAATGCCCATTGCCGTGACGGCAAGACCGAAACCATAGCCGCCAAGCGACTTCAGGAAGCCGGAAAGCGGGCTATTCGCCACGGCGTCGTACATGCCGCGGATAGTCTCTCCGAACTCGCGGAACCTCGCCGCAATGCGGCCAAGCTGCTCACCGGCAGCGACGCCGTCCGGCCCCGCAACGCCGAATATGGCATCGCCCAAAGCCTGCAACGCTTCGGCGCCGCCCTTGAAGCCAAGGCCGCCGGCAAAGCCGTCCATCGCCGCCTTGATCTGGTCGAAGATGGTAACGCGCTTGTCGCTCGTATCGAAGATGTTGGAGAAATAATCCGCGACCTGCGCAAGCGGCTCAAGCAAGTTGGCGCCAATAACAGTACCGGCATTCTTGATACGGATTTGCAGCGCCTTCAGCCGCTCGTCCGCATTCTTCATGCGACGGGCATAAGCCTCGTCGACGGCGCCGGTTGAAGCCGCAACTTCCTCGCGAAGCTTCCGGTATTCGTCTAGCTGCTGGATAAGCGGGCGCAAGCCCTGCTGCACCTGCGCATCCTGAAACAGGTCGCCGAGCTTCGACAAGTCGCCCTTGAGCGTCTTGTCCGTGATATCCGCGATGGCCTCAATCGGGGTCATGCCCTTCTTGGAAGCCTTCGTCATCTCCTTTTCGAGATTGACGCCCATCTTCTTGAAGGCTTTGCGCGTCTGCGGCGCGTTCACCTTCTGGAGGATGTTCTGCAAGTTCGTCGCGGCGCTGGAACTGTCGCCGGTGCCTTGGCGAACAATCTGCAATGCGGACGCAAGGTCCGTCATCGCGCCAACGCCAGTCTGGCCGAGGCCCTGGTATGAAGCGGCAAGCGACGGAATATAAGTCGCCATGTCGCGCAGCTCGAACGCGCCGGCATTACCTGCGGCGGCCATGACGTCGAGCGTCCGGGCCATTTCCTCCGGCCCGATCTTCAGGTTCTGCATCGCCGCAACGGCGGCGGCAGAGAGGTCTGCCATCGAGGCGCCGGTAGCGGTCGCAGCCTTGCCGATTGCCGGAATTGCGGCTGCCGCCTGTTCGGCGGAAAGCCCAAGGCCGACCATAGTGTCGACGCCGGCCAAAAGGTCGGTCGTGGTCTGGTTTGTCGCGGGCGAAAGCTGCAAGACCTGCTGACGCAAACGGTCGATCTGCGCGCCCGACAGACCTGCCTTAATACCAACCTCAGTAAGTTGGGCCTGCATGTTGCGGGCCGCGCCAATCGTGCTTTCGACGCCCTGCGTGACGCCAATATAGGCGCCCGCGTACATCAACAGCCGCGACGCGAACCCGGCCATGGGGGCGACCACGGAGCGATTGGCGGCGTTCATCCGGGCGATCTGCCCATTCAGCCGCGTCAGGCTGCCCGCAATACCACGTGACGGCCCCGAAACGCGGTCGACGAGGCTGAGAATCAGTTTGCTGGAAAGAACCGCCACGCGCTAATCCTCTTTCGTCGGGTCCGCATAACCGCTGCGGTTGGCCTCGCCGCGCAAATCCATGACGACCTCGAACTCCGCCAAGGCGAAGTCCGGGCTGTAGTGGTCAATGACGTTGCGCGGTGTGCTCGTCTGCTGCGCGAGGAAGACGGCTAGTCGGTGCCAGCCTCCCCCTCCTCCTCGTTTCCCAGCAGCACGGCGACCTTTTCGTTGATCTTCGCGAAGTCGCGCGGCGCGATCTTCTGCGCCTCCGGGTAGGAAATGCCGGCCATCGATGCGAGCGTCGCCACGATGGTCGCGGTCTGGTTGCTCTTGCCGACCGTCTCGCCGGCAATCAGGTCGCCCATTTCCGCCTCACGAAACGTAAGCTCGGAAACCTCGGCGCCCTTGACCTTGATCGGCTTGGTCAGCGCAACAGTAACAGTGTTCGACATGGGTTTACTCCTTTGGAAAAATAGAAGCGGCGCCGCGACGGGCGCCGCATAGGTGGCCGACTGCTACAGCAGCAGCGCGTTGCGACCCGCTACAGCAGCAGCGCGTTGCGGACTGCTACAGCAGCAGGGCGTTGCGGATCGGTGCCCATTCGGACACGCCGCGGCGCTTCACGTCGAAGTCGTCGACTTCGAGGATTTCCTCGCCGTCAACCTCCAGCTTGTAGTAGTGGACGGCGACCTGATAGTCGTTTTCGCCCATCTCGCCGGTCTTCCATGTGCCGTTGTCGGCCTGCTTGACGTAGCCGCGCAGCGTGATGACGGCGGACGAGACAGTGCCGTCCTCATGCACCAGCGCGCCCGTAATCATGAACGGGGTTTCTTCGCCGACGCGAATGCCGAACAGCGCCATGACAGACGGGTCGAGGCCCGGCATCTTGAAGCTGAACTCGAACTTTTCGTAGCCGAGCTTGATCTCGCGCGGCTTGATCATGCCGGCGTTGCGAAGCTCTTCAACCTTCGCCTGCGGTACGGGCGGCGTGATGTCGCCGATCTGGCCGATATAATTTTCGCGGTCGACGTACAGCATGCAGTCCCGCATAAGAAAGCGGGGCAGTTCTTTCTGCGCCATTTTTCAATTGTCCTTGAGTGGCGGGGCGGCGCGGGCCGCCCCTGTGCTGTTAGGCCGCGAGGGTCAGCGGGCCGTTCTCGATGGCGCCGCGCACATCATCCAGCAGAAGCTGGTAGTAGAGGATGTTGCGGTACGTCGTGATGTGGATTTGCTCCATCAGACCGACCGGCTCGAACTCGACGTCGAGGAACACCTTGCCACCCGCATTGAGCGTCGGGGTGTTGAGGTCGGACAGCCAGACACGGCCACCCAGGATGTCGCTGTTGTTCTTGAAGACGCGCATTGCTGCGTTGCCGTCTTCGACCATCATCTTCAGATTGTGCTTGGTGAACTTGCGGTCCACGTACACGAAGTAGAGGTCTTCCAGCGCCTCGTTGATCATGTCGGCCGTGGCGCGAACGCTGTCGAAAGCCCACACCAGATCGTCGGTCGCCAGACGCGAGCCCCACGTGCGGTAGCCGCCACGCTCATTGATGATCGTGTTGACGTGCTGCTCGTTGAGGTAGTTCGAGTCCGCCGGATACCGGATGGTCCGTGCTACTCCGTCGATGGTGCGGACGACCTTGTTGGAAACCGAACCGGACACGCCCTCGCTCGACGCCACGACACGCGCACGCACGCCGGCAAACACCGGAGCGATGGGCTTCTGTACCGGCGTGCCGTTGACGTTCTTCAGCACGGCCGGGTCAAGCGGCAGGATGCGCCCGCTGTTGATGGTGTTGCGCCACCGCACGGCCTCGGCATTCGTGGTATTCGGCCCGGCCACATAGGCACGGGCGTTGATCTGCGGGCAGACCGCGTTGAATGCCGAGATGAACGGGTTAGCCACGTCGCCGAGATTGGCAACCGCCGCACCGCCGGAGCCGCCGCCACTGGCAATAGTTACGGTCGGCGTAGACACGTAGTTCTCGCTGGGGTCCGTCACCGTAATGGCCGTCAGCGGGCCGCCAAGCGTTGCGGTAAGCGCGCCGTTGATACCGCCGCCGCCGCCCGTGAGCGTGATTGCCGGGGCCTCGGTGTAGCCGCTGCCCTTGTTGGTGATGGTGATGGCGTCGATTTCGTCATCATCAAGCGTACACGTCGCCGTCGCCTGCACGCCGCCAGCGGGCGGCGGAGCAATCACGATGGTCGGCGCCTCGGTGTAGCCGGAGCCCGAATTCGTGATGGCGATGGACACGACCTTGTGCTTGTTGATGGCCGCGGTCGCCGCTGCGTCGCCGGTCGAAAACGTGACGGTGGGAACGGACGTATAGTCCTGGCCGTTGTTGGTGATCGTCACCGAAACGACGCCGTCCTCGACATACGTGCCGGTATCGCCCTCCGTGACCAACACGCGCGGCTTGATGACCTGCGGCGCGACCGAAAGCAGATCCTTGGCCCGCAGCGCGGCATAGATGCCCGTCTGAAGGCTGGCGTCGCCGATAAGGTTTGCCTGCAACGTCGCGGGCGTCGCGTTGTACTCGACGCGGTTGACGATGGCGTAAGAGCCACCCTCGCCAAAATAGGTTTCCAGCGCCGACTTGAGCCAGCTATCGCCAAGCTGCGAAGCCTGCGAAAGCGACGTGACAAGCGTCGGCGTATTGATCGGGAAGGCCGCGGCGTCGGCGTCGGGCGCGGTGCCGTTGAACATCGCGATGCCGAAGCGGTTGACGCGAAGAAGCGACGGCGTGTCGGTGGATTCAACGACGGTCACGCCATGGCGGTACGATAGGTCGACCAAGCTGGCCTCCTCCATGAATGGGTATGAAAAAGCCCGCGCGAAGCGGGCGGGTTTGGTCGGTACGAAGATGCGTGCGGGCACAGCCCGCAGGGGTGGCGCTAAAAGTCGAGTTCGGGAGTGGTGAACTTGATCTTGTCGGCGGCGTCTGCGGAGAGCCGGAGGGTGAAAACGACCGCCTCGTCGGCGGCAAGAATGCGGATGTCCCGCAGGAATTCGCCGCCGTCCTGCTCGACTTCAGTGACGAGAACGTCAGCCACTTCGGTCACTTTGATCGTGTGTGCGATGGTGCTGATGGTCATGTCGGTATCCTATGTGGCAGCCGGAATAAGCTGCGCGGCGATGGCTTCGCATTCGGCTCGCAGTCCGGCGACGGCGGTCTCAAGCTCGGCTGGCGTCGTTACTGCGGGGTCGAGGATGACCTCGCTAATGCGCCGCCGCAGATAGACGGCTGCCCGTGCGATGGCGCGGAACGCATCGGCCTTGGCGACGACGCTCGCGGCATAGGTGGCGAGGTCTTCGTTCTTGTCCTCGGCGAGACCCGGCAGGATCGCGGACGCCGGCAGAGTGCCGCCATCCACGACGATGCGGGCTTCGGCTTCCTGCTTGTCCCAGGAGAGGATTTCAGCCTGCGCGTACGCGCCGGTGACCTGCCCGGTGATGGCGCTGCCGAAGTCCATCGCGGTCTTCACGGCTGCGGCTTTGAGCGCGTCCATGTCGTGGACGATAACCGGCGGCGCGAAGTCCTCGCCGTCATAGGTCCAGCCCGGCGCGACGATCGAGCCTTCCGGCAGGGTGATGAGCACGCGATCCGGAAGCTCGAAATCGTCGTCGGCGAGGATGACGTTTTCAACCGTGCCCGCGTTGATGACTGCCTTGCGACTTACCATTGAATGACCCTCGCCCAGCCATCGCCGCCCGCGCCGCCCGCGCCGGAATCTCCAGTGCCGGTAGCCGCGCCACCGCCTCCGCCGCCGGATGCGCGCCCCCCATCGCCGCCGTTGCCACCATTGGTGTTCCCTGTGCCGGCGGCGCATCCGCCACCGCCCCCGCCCTCGCATCGCGTAGGATCGCCAGAAGCGCCATCGTTTACGCCAAGCGCACCGCCGGGGGGGCCGCCTCCTAATGTTGTCGTGTGAAATTCCTTTCCGCCTTCGCCGCCAACCCCACCCGCGTTGTTTGTGTCAGAGCCCGCGCCGCCTCCGCCACCTGCGCCTCCATTCTTGCTTGCTCCGCCCACAGAGCCCAAGGTGAGCCCACCATTGCCGCCGTTGCCGCCTATCGAATCGGGGTGCGCGCGGCCATCGCTGTTACGCGCGCTGCCTAGAGAAGTTTGCGATGGGCTGTTGTTGCCGCCCGCTCCCCCTTGGCCGCCCAAAGCGATTAAATGCCCACCGAATGTTGTATCACCCCCGTCACCGCCATTGTTTCCATTGGTAGCCGTAGCCGTAACGGTTGCTCCGCCAACGCCGCCCGCGCCTATCACGAGGGCTATGCTTGCATCGAGATCATCGGCGAAAAACCACCTTATCGCTCTGATCCCGCCGCCACCGCCCTTGCCGCCTGACCGGGTCGCGCCCGAAGAATTGGTTCGGCCAGAGCCACCGCCGCCTCCCGCGCCCCAAAGCTCAACGCAGACGAGCTTGGCCAATGGGTGCTTCGACCACGTTCCGGATGCGGCGAATTCATCGACCTGAAGCGCGCCGAGCAGATCGTCCACTTCTGTCTTCGTGTAAGTCGTGGCCTGCGGCGCCTTCAACGCCAGCGCATTCATCATAGTCGTCGCAAAATTCGCGTCGTCGCCGAGCGCGGCCGCAAGCTCGTTGAGCGTGTCGAGGGCGCCGGGAGCGCCGGCAAGCAGGGCGTCGACTGCATCCGCTATGGCCGCATCAACTTCCGCCTGGGTATAGGTCTCCGCCTTCGTGTAGTAGCTCGACGGGTCGAACATGGCGGCATCTTCAGCCGATTGCGCTGCCGCAGCAGCGCTGTCGGACGCCGCGTTCTTGAAGCCCTCAGCCTCGTTTCGGAAGCCTTCGGTTTCGTTGCGGTAGCCTAGTGCTGCCGACACATACCCGGCGAGCAAGGTCGACACGGCGGACGCCGCGTTAGCGGCGGCAGTCTGCGCGTCGTTTTTGTAGCCCAGCGTGGTCGCTTTGTCGGCGGCGACGATAGCCTTGTCTGCCGCGACAGTCGCAGCGAACGTGATGATAGATGGCGCCAGGCCGGTCGAAGCCGAAATGACCCAATCGTCGTGCGCGCCGCTGATGCCGCTGATCGACTGCACGTCGACAACCAGCCCGCCCGTCTCCGGGTCATAGGACGTCAGGCGCGCGACAGCATACTGGCTCTCAGCGCCTTCCGCCTCGCGCGTGATCGTCAGCACAGGCGTCGGCTTGAACAAGTCGCGCTGCGCGCCCTCGGTGATTTCGAACACGGCTTCGCCGGTGGCCAAAGTCAGCGAAGTCGCCGACGTCGCCACAAGGAAGCCGAGCTCTGCCGCCTGCTCGAGTTTGGTCAGGGCGGGGCCGAGGTTTTCGTCCACACGCTGCAAGCCGAACTCGATCAGATCACGCGTCGCGGCCTGTATGAGCGCTTCCTGGTTTTCGGCGCGAGTGAGACGGCGAGCGATATCACTAAAGAACCGCTGCAACTCGTCCGCGTCGGCGAAGTCAGGATTGAGCCTGTAGTCAGCAACGCTCATACGAGGCGACCTTGTCCAGCAGCTTCAGGACGACGGCGCCGCGCAGCTCATACGTCTTGCCGCGCTTCAGGTCGCCCGATTTGCGCACTTCAGTCTCGGCCATGGTGGCCTTGTAGAAGGCGTCGGCGTCGATGCCGGCGATACCTTCCGCCGGCGCAGTGCTCTTCGGTTTGCGGGCCATGCCGATTGCCTCCTTAGTAGGTCCAGTGCGCCACGCTGCGGGCGACCGGCTGGATCTTGCGGTCGTCCGTGGTGGTCACGATCTTCCGGCGGAACGACGGGATTGGCGCAGCCGGCGTGAAGGTCGCAATCTTGCGAACCGCGCCATCGCCCAGCGTGATCGTCTCGACGGAGTCCGCGGCCACTGGCGTGTCGGTGTTGTCGATGAGCGTGATGGTCGCCGTTTGATGCGCGCCGTCCCAGCCCTCAAGGTCGTAGCCGATCTTGATCTCGTCGGACGACGTGCCGAGCGTCTGCACCTCGGAGATGTGCGTGAAGCCCATCTTCGACCGCGACACCTCGACGACGGAGCCGGTCAGGCGCACCATCGGCATGATGTCGTGGGTGCCGACCATCACCGCGCGCAACTGCGCCGTGGTCGGCAGCGTCGAGAACACCGCGTTGCCGCCGTCGGTCGCGATCTTCAGCCACGGGCCGGTTCCTGCCGGCTGGACCTCCCACCACAACTCGGTGCCGTCAGGCAGCACCTTATCGTAGTTCAACGAGAGGTTCTGGATGCCGCCGCTGAGATCCAGCGGGGTCATCAACACCTGCAGGTAGGTCCGCTCGAAGCGAGCGAAGTTGACCTTGAACATCAGGTCTTTCAGCAGGTCGCCCTGGAACCAGGCGTTGTCCGTGCTGTAGAAGAACGTGCCGCCGGCGTAGGTGCCCTTGTCGGACATGGCCAGGCGGTGGTCGCCCTGCGTGACGATGACGATGCCGTAGCGCTTGCCGGCCTCGAGGTGGACCGGATTGAACGCGAACTTGGTGACCTCGCGATTGCTCTTCAGGTTGGCGAAGGTGACCGTCGCCTCACCGATCGTCTTGTCATTGTCCGGCGAGCCGGCCGTCGTCTCGGTCAGGAAGACCGTCACGTCGCCGCTAGCGCCGAGCGTCGTGAAGTAGAGGTCGATCGAAGTGAGAACCTGCGACTGCGCGTTGAGGAAGGTCTGCGAGACGATCGCGCCGGTCTTGGTCGTCTCGGTCGTGATGTACTCCCAGCGGGTGTCCTCGACCGTGTCGTACCAGAACCAGTTGTTGCGGACGTACCAACGGGACACCGGATGCGGATCACGCACGACGCCCGTCGGCAGCAGCCACACGTCGCCGGCGCGGTAGAAAACGGACGAAGCCCAGCCGAGAATCGTAGACGCCCACCAGCGGGTCGGCCAGCCGAGCACCCAGCGATAGCCCACGCGGAGCCGCTGACGAGTCGTGCTCTTCTTGACCCAGGTCTGCTCCTGCGCGGCGTACTGCGACACCGCGACCTCGCCCGAGTAGTCCAGCACGTTGATGCGGGATTCCTCGGTGTACTTCGGCCACATGTTGCCGCTGACCACCGACACGGTGGAGTCGATGGAGTTGAACAGGGCGAGCGACGAGGTTGCCGAACCGTCGTTGGCGCTGCGGATGCCTTCCTCGATGATGGCGTCATAGCCAGAGTAGGCGTCGTCGGACTCGGTATCGTCGTTGAACGTGTCGGCCGCGTAGTCGACGGCCGCGTCGTCCAGGTCGAGCTTTTCGTTGATGATGGCGAGGTTGTAGAGCGCCGCGTCCATCTGGATGGCCGACGGTTTGCCCTTCATGGCCTCGCCGAGCGCCGCGAGGTCTGAACGCAGGGTCGAGATCGCCGGCTCGGCGACAGCGCGCCAGGCTTCGATCTGCACCACGCGCGCCTCGACCTCAGAAAGAGGCTTCAGGCGCGAGCTCTCGACCATCTCGATCGCCTCGATGCCGGTCGTGTTCAGCGTGACCGTGGCGAAGTGCAACTGGCCGGCGTCGATCGTCGGAAGCTGCGGGTCAGACGAAGCCGAACCTTCGACCACGCCAACCTGCGCCGAACGGCGGAGCATCATGGCCACGTCGTCAGGCTCCGTCGTACGCTGCACCGGATCGACGCGGAACTTGCGCTGCTGGACGTCCGTCTCTTCGGTGATGCCCCAAGCGACGATGGCGACCTTCTTCTTGGTCGCGACCGGCAGCTTCGACAGGAGGTCGATCGTCTGCGCGGCTTCCTTGATGAAGCGCTTTCCGCCTTCGTAGTAGCGGCCGGCGGCCACGTTGACTTCCGTGACGCTGGCCTGCGTGACGATGAAGCCGCTGCGATACTGCGCGCTGTCCGTGCCGGTCAGGGCGTCAACGACGATGTGATCGGCAGACTCCTCGGCATAGACCTGCTGCGCGGTGACGTCCGCCGCGAGGTACTGTTGGCGGGCGCGCGCAATGATGCGTTTTTCCACGGATTACTCCTGTGTGAGTTGGTCCCACCGGAAGCCCCAAGGGAGGCGATCCGACCACCGCACCGGGCGGTAACGGGCAGTTGAGATCAGGTACTTGTCGCGCAGCGCCTTGGCCGATACTGCGGCATCGAGAACACGCTGACGGATTTCGTAGGTCGGCTCGTCGAGCCAGGCATCGTCGAGCACCATGTCGCCGAGAAAGCCTGCATCGACGCCGTAGATATCGAGCGCCTTGACATCGACCAGCGCATGGAACGGCTCCAACCCAAACAGGTCGGGATCGTCAAGGAAGCAGCCTTCGACAACCGCTATCGGCCCGCTGCGCTGCTCGTCGTAAACGTGCCAGCGGTTGTAAATCGCCATGTGTGCGCTGTTCTTGGCGAAGTGCCCGTCGTCCAAGCAGTCTTCGTCGAGGAATAATTCTTCTTCGAGCGTGGTTTCCCGGACAGATTCCGGTTCGACATAGACGAAACGGAAGTCCCCACGCCCATCAACGCCGACCAGCTTGAACACCGGATACGATGTATCTGCTGTGGCTTTATGGTTGAAGTGGATGACCGGAGACGGCTCGTCGAGGAATGTTTCTTCGATGCCTGCTTCATCGAAACACATTTCGTCAAGAAATGCGTCTCGGTCGACCGACTGCATGAAATAGCTTTCGACTACTGCCGTCGCGTTCTCAGTCGTTTGCACAACCACACGCTTGGTAAGGGCGGTTTCAGTGCCGTTGTCCCAAAACACAGCATCGTAGGCCGGTTCGGGCTGATACAGGCCAAGGAACGTGCCGTCATCCACAATATCGCCGTCGACGCCGCCTAAAAAGCAGCCGATATCGCCGTCGCCACCAAGGATATCTTCTTCGCTGTGCTCGGACTGCGGCGCCGTGCGCCGAATGCGGACCTGCGCGAAGCGGGACAGCCAAGCGGCTCGCTGCTCGTCTGTCGGCCCTTCGTCAAGGTAAATCCCCTCCGGGGGGACGCGCGAGCGGATAAGTTCGCCGCCCGCGAAATCGATATATTGGCGAAGACCTTCGTATGTGCCCTTGATGCGGTGCATTTCGATTGCGCGGGCAACGACCAGACGTTTGTCCGTCTCGGACATTTCGTCGTGCCAAATGTCGACCGAAAAATCGTGCGCTAGGTACGGTAACAAGTGCGCCGGGCAGCGCCACGGGTCGCGCGAGCGACGGATGACGTCGACGTCAAGGCCGTCCCAACGCTCGCCGGACGTTCTTTCGACCACCGCTTCCTTCGGCTCTGTGTTTCGCGGCGGAAGCAATGACCAAAAATTATCCGTCATAGACCGTAACCTTCATGTCTATGGCCGTGCACACGCCGACTTCGCCATTACCGCGGGCGATGTCTTGTGCAGGTGAATGCACGATGACCTTGTCCATCGGGCCGACCGACGCCGCAGCGAAAACGGCCGAGCGCGGCACGTCGCGTGCCGGCGTTTTGCGATAGAGAGCCATTGCTTGAAGTGATCTCAGCGCTTCGGTCCTGACCATTTGCGGATCAGGACCGGGCAGGATATAACCGTCGGCCTTGATGGTATACGGCACGTTCACGATTGAACGGACATTGACCATATCGGTCAGGGGCTTCACATCCTTGCGGTACAAGCGGTCGCGGACAATCGCGAGAAGGTCAGCCGACGATTGGCCGTCCCCTTCGGACGATTGCACAGCAACCTCGACGCGGCCGGCTTCCGGCGACCACACGTCCACGTTCGCGATGCGTAGTGGAGCCGCACGCCGCGCATGGAAGACGTAGGCGCCATGCGCCCCGGCCGAACCAAAGGCCTCAGGTGCGATGAGCACATCGCGCCGAAAGCTCACATCGTTTTCACCTGCTGCGCGCTCAACGCCGTAGAATGCGGCAAGATGATCGAGATCGGAGCCGACCGCAAACGCCACCATAACCGAACGAACGGCATCGTTGATGCGCGCGAGCGTCAGCAATTCCCGATAGGCGTCAGCTTCTTCAACGATGATGGCGGGGTCGACTTCAAGTCGGTCGACATCGAACGGAATTCCCGCTTCCGTGAGAAGCTCAAGCAAGCGCGTTTTGCGCTCCGCGAAGATGGATTCGTAATCGATCCCGCGAATTGCTAGGGGCGGAGGGAAACGCGACAGGTCTAGCCCATCGGCAGAAAAACGTGCCATTGTGGGGTGCCCTATGGGTAAACGAGCACGCGCACCGAGGCGTCTTCGGCGATGCTGTAGTCGCCGAGGTGGCCGCGAGGGTAGTACGTGCCGAAGATGTCAAGTTGAATGACCCCGCCCGCAGTAGCCTGCGTCACGGAACCCCGCGTCATGCGATATCGCGGCTCCCAAATTTCGATGGCTTCGGCTGCTGCCGCGTACAGTCCGAGGACGTTCCGCGAGTACATCTTGGAGTCGATATAGTCGAAGACGCGGGAACCGAAATCACGGCGCATGACACGCGAGCCGATTGGGGTAAGCAGTATCTTGCGAACGGACTGCTGGGTATGCGCCCAATCGGACAGCGGCCGCATGGTGGCAGCGCTGATACCGCTTGAATCTGGCATGTGGGGAAAGCCTTACCTGCGCACGTAGGCGCGTCAGTTGCACAGCCACTTGGAAGCCCCGCTAACCAGCGTTGCACCGCAAGCGGTAGCATCGCCATGGCGAGCAATGTCGGCCCCTTCGCACCTCCAATTCGGAGACCCTTCGATGATTGGATTAGGGCCGTGAACAGGGCAGCCGTACGTGTCGCCCTTGCGCGCTATCAGCGCGCCTTCGCACTTCCATTTTGAGGCCGAAGAAATCACGGCGCCGCCATGGGTGCCCGCATCACCGAGCCGAACGATTAGGGGCACCGCCGCTAATTAAGGTGGCCGCTACCGGTGGTGAGTATCAGTTCACCGCCAGACATGAAGATGCGGCTCCCGCCCATCGTAATCACCGCCTCCGGGCCGTCGTGCGGGCGCGGGTTGGCGTTGGACGGCGTCGACATATGGACAACAGCGTCCGTCATGTCCCCGTTTTCGGAGACGACGTCCACTTGCTCCCCGACAGTCGGCGGGATGTGCGATTTTATGCCACCGGACGCCACTTCCATCCATGGCACCCAATCCGTCAGGTATGGCACGCCGCCCTGCTTCGACAACTCGACACGGGTCAGACCCTTGGCGTAATCCACCTCGGCAATCTTGCCGGTGCGCTTGCGATTGCGTGCGCGCCGCTCAAGCTCCCCAAGACGATCAATGATGTGGACCATCTGGCCCTCAAGCGTCGACGGGAAGTTCATCGTTCACCCCTAGCCAACCGGCACCTCCGGCGGGTTGTTCACCTCGACCACCGCCACGTCCGCGTCTGCAATGCCGTCATGCGGCGTCAGCAACAGCGCGTCGGCCTCCGGCCGCGTCAGGCCATACCTGCGCACAGGCAACTGCCATTGATGCGTGTCGCCAGTCAGTTGCGCCTGCATCAGCGCGATTTTCTCGGCCATCGGGCTCGGCTTCGTCGGCAAGCTGTCCTCGCCCTCCGGGTCGTATTCCGGGTTTGGGACAGTCTGCGGCAACGTAGCCGCCTTCGCGAAGAACTTCACCAGCGGATGCGTCGGCGCCAGTGCCGCGCCCCTCGTAGGGTCGGCAAACAGGTTGGCGACAATCTTGATTTGCGTGGCCGCCAGCTTGGCGCCCTTCTGCTCGGCGCTGGTGCGAATGCGGTCGATGGACTCGTAGGAGTTGACAAAACCCCGGAAGATTTCCGCCCACCCATTCTCAGGGTCGGTCAGCGCATCGCCGATTTGTCGGGCCACTACGTCCAGATAAAACTCATAGGCGTCGTCCGTCGCCGGGATGCCGGGATAGGCGACAACCTCCTCCGTGTCCGGGTCGCGGTACAGCATCGGCTGCGAAATGCCCGCCTCGAACAGAAACTCCGTCTCGCCGTTTGGCACCAATGCCCGCAAGCCGGATATGTCGCCACTCGCCCGCGCGCCATCCGTGTAGACCGCGATAAACGGCTTGTCCTCGTCGGTCCTCACATTGCCATCGGCGTCGACGTCGATGGCACCTATCTGGCTGTCCAGCACATTGCCGCCGACAAGCGTGTTCGCCTCGCGCAGCGCCATGACGGCAGCCAGGCGGGCCGCAATACGATTAAGCGACATCGCGGCTCCTAAGTCTGCGTCAGTGAAAGCACCAGCAGGTTTGAATACCGGTCAGACGACCCGGCGACAGTCCATGCCGGCTTACCTTCCCGGTCCATGGCGCGCACGACGTCGCCCTGCTTTACCAGCGGGCCGTCATATTCATCGCGGGTCAGGAACAACTCTGCCTGTCCAGCCATAAGCCGGCTGCGCATCACACCGCCGGCGGCCCCGTCACCAACGGCAATGGAATCATCGCCGCCAGTATGCAGTATTGCCCGGCCAGTCCACACGACCCGCGACGGGTCAGCAGCCGCGCCCTTCATCGGCGTCAGCCGCACAGTCTCGCCGAACGTGCGTCTTTCCAGGCGGTCGACGGCGCGCTCAAGATTTCTCCACATAACGCGCCGTCTCCCTTGATTAGGCGTCGCCCGTATTCATCTGCGCGACCGAGGGTGCGCTGAAGATACCGTTCAGGCGCACCAGGCCAGTCGCAGAAGGATTGGCCGCCGTCGCAACGTTTACGCCGATGAGCTTATTGGTGCTGGCCGTCGTCGTGGCCTCGCCCGAAGCCGCGTAGATCGCAAGTCCGACAGACGCCCACGCCTGCGCGGAAGTCTTTTTCAACTCGAAAACGCCGGTCGTCTTGATTTCAACCGACTTGCCGCTCAACGCAGAGTGCGTAGCGACGCCGACGATATCACCGACAACAACAAGGTCGCCGGAGACAACATCAGCGGGGGCGGTGACCGTCAGCACGTCGCCCGGCTGCAGGAAATTGGTAGCCATTCATGGCCTCCTTTGTTATGGCGGGCCACCCTTGCGAGTGGCCCCATTACCGGGTTGGATTAGTCGCCCACGTTCATGTGAAAGCCGCGCCAGTCGATAACCTTTGCGCCCGCGTCGAAGCGAACCTTGACCTCGAGGCCGTCAACATCGAAGCCCGCGCGGGTCTCGGTGAACATGCCCTGCTGACCTTCAAGGTAAGCAAGCTCGACAGTGTCGATTAGTGCCGGATTGGCGATCATGTACCAGTTGTCGGCGTCCCCCAAGATAGTCGCGCCGGACACAGGGTTGACCAAGCCGTTGTCAAGACGGGCGTCGAATATCGGCGTAAGCGCGCGCACCGACTGAGGAACGACGTCATCCTTCTTCGCGGCGTAAACCGAGCCGTACAGAATCTTCTCGACCTCCGCAGAGACCTCCAACGGCGCAAGCAGGAATGCCGGTGTCAGGTTGAGCACGAACTGCTTGTCGATGCCAGTCTGCTTCGCCATCATCTTGCGGCCAAGCGAAATCCCCGCAGCCGCGCCGGCAGCAGAAAGCTTCACCTTGCCGGTCGTGTCGACGTAGTTGCTATGCGCCGCCGAGAACAGGTTCTGGCCGTCGCCCATCACCGGGTTGCCGAGAATCTGCGCATAGACCAGATCGGACTCAAGCTGCGCAACAGCAACACCAAACTGGCCGGGGATACGGTTAAACGCATCCATGTTGTCATTGATGATGGCCTGCCGCGACAGCGCGATGATCTTGCCATACGACGCGGCGGCGTAAATTTCCTTCGCCTCGCTGAACTTGCCGCGCTTGAACTCGCCGTGCTCGTTTACCTTTTCAAGGCGCGGGGCCTCGCCAAGCTGCGTGCGATGCACCGACTTGAAATCGGGAACCGACGTGACCCGCGTAAACGGACGCCAGGTTTGCGGGGCGGCTTCATATGCCTTACGCAGCGTGGTGTTGATCACATTGCCAAGAATAATCGGAAAGTCCGAGGTCGTCATGTAGGCGCCGGAACGCTGCGCCAGAGCGCGCGAGGCAATCTCCTCGCGAGAGAGACCCCGGACACCCTCGCCGCGATTCTCCAGCGCCTCGCGCGCGAAGTCCAGGAGCGTGTAGCCGCGATACTCGCCAACACCATCAGGGGGAGCCATGCCAGGATTGGCGCGATACTCAATCGCCGCCTCCATCAGTTTGGCGCGCTTCTCGTGATGCTCGGTGCCGACCTTGACAGTCGACTCGGTAGCCGGTGCTTCGCGCTTCATCAGTGCCTCCAGCAGGGCGGAACGGAACGCCTCGACGGTGTCGCCATTGTCGATAGCCGCGTCGGCCAGGTCCGGCTCGCCGGCTTCCTTGCCAAGCTTGCGGATTTCAGCGGCGCGCTTGCGCTCGGCAATGCCGCCGACGCGGACGGCCTCGTCCGAAATGGCGCGAACAGCGGCCTCATCAACGCCAGCCGGAGCGGCGCGGTTTTCAATCACAGTGTCGGCCACACGGCTCTCCTGCTGGTTGTTGTCGTTGGAAGGTTCAGCCTGCACGGCTGCGGATTCGGCAGCTTCAGACAAGCCGTCCTCCTTGTGCTCAATGTCTAGTGGGTAGAGCGCAGTCGGTTCAGAACCGCGAACCTGCGCCTTCGGATCGGCGGGGACCGTCACGAAAGAGATTTCGTGAGGTGTCCACCGCTCAACAATATGCTGCTCGATCTCGCCCTTCTTTTCAGGCTCGACAATTCGCAACTTGTTGATGGTGTAGCCGACCGAAATGTTCTTGACGATGCGTTCCGACACCAGCCCGAACAGCCTGTCGGCTGCCGCGTCGATGCCTTCGGCGGGGAAGCGAATGGTCGCCCACCCCTCCCCCCTCTCGATCCACGCTCGCTCGACCACCGCAACCTGCGAAAAGGTCGACCATGTCGAGTGGCTATCAAGAACCGGCGCCCCGGCATTCATGCGGGCAAGGTCGATGGCCGAGGGCGTTACCACCAGCGTCTCATCGAACGGGACAATTGTGTCCCATCCCTCCCACCGGTGCCGGCGCACTGTCGCGCCAGTCGTCCAGACCAGCGTTACCGTGCGCGCCACCGCGTCGATGCTGTCGCTATCGACCATGGCCGCCCGCGTCTGCATCGGCAGGGCATCGGGCAGTTTACGTGTCGTCGTCATGCAAGTCGTCCTCCGGCGGTTCTTCTGCCGCCCGCTGTTGCGTCTGACCGGCCTGCGACATTTTTCGAGGGTCCGTGTCGAACACCAGGCCATGCTTGTCCAGCAAGGCATTCCACTCGACATACCCGGCGATCACCTCTTCCGGCGTGTAACCGGTCTCGGCTATGGCCGTCATGGGGTTGAGCAGCCCAGCCCGGATCGCGTTGACCCTCGCCGTAATGTCCTTCGCCTCGTCGGCAGACGGAAAGCGCGGCGGGGACCAATCAACCGGCACATGCCGGGTCTTGATCTTGCCGGCAAAATACGCCGCCTCGCAAAACCAGTCCCAGATAGGCTGAAGCAACATCGGGATGATGATCTTCCACTGAAGCTCATCAATCGTCCGCTTGTACGTCTCCAGGCCAAGCTTGCCGCTGGAATAGTTCACCTTCGACAGGTTGCCGGACAGCAGCGAGTACGGCACCCGAAACCCGGCCGCTATCGTATGCAGCATCGACACTTTGTACGCATCGTAACTGCCGGTAGCCGCCGGCTGCGTGAACTTGATGTCCCGCCCGCCACGCGCATGGTACAACGCGCCGGGCTGCATCTTTTCCACGATGGCGCCGCGGACACTGTAGACGCCGGGCTGCTCATTCTCGCCGACCGGAATGCCCGTCAGCCCCTCGTCGTTGTCACCGCCAGTGACGACGCCGACAACACAGGCTTCCATCTTCTTGCGGACGATCTCCGCAAGCTCGTATTCCGCCAGATCGCGAAGCGCCGGGATTGCGGCAACACCCCACGGCTCTCCGCGAGACTGCGTCCGCTTCTTCTCGAAGCAGTGCGCAACGTCCACCGCCGGGACGGCAGCGGACTCCATCGTCATGCCGTTCGGCGCACCCGGATGCCGTTTCAGCAGCCAGTATTCGACAACCTTGCCGATACCGTTGCGCCCGATACCCTCGAACACCTCCACGCCGCCGAACACACCGTTCTTCGTCGTGTCGATGTGGTCGACTTCCAGCACCTGTAATTGCAGCGGCACCGGCAAGCCGTCGCTCTCAGGGCGTCGACGGCGGCGCACCAACCCGTCGCCGGACTCCAGCATGCCGCGCACGGCCAGCGCCTGCAGCCCGTAAAAGTCCAGATGACCTTCCGAGTCGCACTGCCCCGCCCACTCGGCAAACAGTTTGTTTACCTTGGGGTCTTTCGCGCGCGGCACGATTCCAGAGCCCACGGCGTGGGTCACAAGGTTGTGGATCGCGTTCGCCGCATACGGGTTGTTGCGCGTCAGATCGCGCATCACATCCCGCAGCGCACCGCCAGCCTTGCTGATCTCTGCATCCGCCGAAGTCCCGCGCGAATACCAGGGGTCGCGGCTGCGGCTCGGCTTTGCCGCGTCGTACCCGCGCGCCACCTGCATGGCGCTCCGCTGTCGTGCTCGACGCACGCCGGCAGCCGGGTCGACCCAGCCGATGACGCGGTCGAGTATATTCACCGTCGCCATCCGCTAACCCTTGCTGAACGCCAGATAAGACACGGCAGGCTTCGGCTCCTGCTGGCCCTCAAGCCAGGTCAGCGCCTCCCGCATGTCCTTCAGACTGTGATACTCAACCTCACGCCGCGTCCCGCCGCTGTGGAACACGATACGGCGCGCACCGGTCGCAATCGCCGCACGAAGCGCGGCGATCTGCTCGCTATTGTCGATTGCCATATGTGTTCCTTGCGACCGCAACCAGCTAAAGCCAGTCGGACGATTCAATGACCTGTGTCGGGCGCACCGCATGCTGCACGGCCGGCGTCAACGTGTGGCCGTCAGCCAACTGGTCCCGCCGCAATTGCCAGTTCACCGGCACAAGCTCCTTGACGGCCAGCGCGTACACTGTGCAGTCCAAAGCTTCATTGCGGCGCCCCGGCACCCGCTCCCATTTATGGACGGGCTGGCCGCGAAACATCTTCACCATCAGCCGCTCGGCAGTGAACTGCTCAAACCAGACTGGCGGCAAATCACGCGAAAACCGAAAGCGCCCGCCAGCGCGGATGCCGTTCAATATCGACCCCTTCACGGAATCGACGCCGACGATCCACAGCGGGTCTTTCTTCTGCGTCGACTTCTTGATGAAGGGCCGCCGTCCGTCGTCGCCCTTGATGGCGAAGACCTTCCGCCGCATACGCGGCTTGGCGAAGTCGTAGACATGCCGCATCATCGTCCCGCTGGAAGAATCCAGCGCAACCGCGTCGATGCCTATCTCGCCACCAAGTGGATGCTGCCAGCGCCGGGTTATCGCGGCGTCGATATCGATCCAGAACTCGTTCTGGTCGTACCGGCCGTAAATCACCTCATGCCCAAGAATGAACTGCTGGCCCGACTCCGCAAAGCCGACATAGGTTATTTCGCCGCGGTCCTCCTGCAGATCGCAGCCGGCAGTAACCGCAAGCACGTCAACCGGGAACGGGCTTTGCTCCGGCCCGCCAAGCCCGAACGGCTCCGCGCTTTCCTGCAGTTCGTATTCGTCAACCCGCTCGCCATCAGTCCGCCAGCCCTCGCCCAAGACGAGGTTCACGAACTCCTGCAGCATCCCCGGATCGTTCTTGGCCGCCAGAAACTCCGCGGCCAGCAGCCCCCAATCCGCAGTCGGAAGCGGGCTGGACAGACTGTTGATCTTGAACCCGGCGTGCCCGACGACTTCAGGCCTTGTCACCCGCCATCTGCCGCGGGCAACCATCGTCGACTTGTGTTTGTGCTCGATGGCACAGCCGCACGCCGGACAACCCCAATACGCCTTTTCCGGCTCGCCTTCAGGCCAGTGGATGTCTTTCCACTGGACCTCGTTGTACTCGTCGCACTCGACGCACCGAACCTCGAACACGCGCTGGTCGCTCTTGGCGTACTGCGCGATGATGTTGCTGGTTTCCTCTTCGAGGGGCGTGGAACCAACAATGATCTTGCGGTCTGCAAACTGCGCTGTACGCCGGACAGCCAGTGCCAACGGGTTGCCGTCCTTCGTCAGCTTCATGCCGTCAACCTCGTCAAGGATGACGACGCGAGCATTATGGCCGCGAAAGCTGCGCTCCGTCTCCGCCGACAGAATCTTGAGCGTGCCGCCGGTAAACTGGCGCATCAGCATGGACGTGCGCTTCTTGCCTGCCGTCTGCACCTGGTCGCCAGACAGCACGCCCTGCAATACAGGCGAGTCCTCGAACGTCGGCTCAAGGTCCGACACGACGAACGACTTCGCCATGTCCTCGTTCGGCAAATACACTAGTATCAACGATGGGTCGTTGACGACGAAATGCGCAATGGCGCCGTTCAGGATGGTGGTGTAGCCGATACGTGCCGACTTGAGCACGGACACGCGCTCAATCGTCGGGTCGCCAATGGCGTCGGCAATGCCGCGCTGGAAAGGATAGAGCTTAATCTTGCCCGGTACCGCCGACACCGTTGCGGGCAGGCGTATTTCTCTTTCCATCCACTCGGACAGATTGATTTTCTGTGGCGGCCGAAGGGTCGCCATCACCTTCCGAAGCGTCGCCTTCGTATGGGTCGAAATCGACATTGTAAATCTCGACTCCATCCGCAAGCTTGGTCATCGCGTCGCGGATTTCCTCGTCGAGTACGACTGCGTCTTCCACCGAAAGCGATATGCGCTGGCGCACGCGGGACACGACGGCCAGAAGCCCGCTGCGAATGCTGGCGATCTGCTCCGACCAGACTCGCGTGACCTCGTCGACGGGCAGCAACTCCTTGCGCAGCTTGGCGTTCTTCAGTTCCTGCGTATCGGCCTGCTCCTTCCGAAGGCGCGCCGTCTCCCGCTCCGCGTCGAGCGCTGCTTCCTTGTCTTTGGCCTTGTTGGAGACGTGGGCGATGTACGCCTGCACGCTGGCCGGGCCATCGAATTCACCATGCGCCGAGCGCACGGTGATGCCTTCCTCCGCAAGCTGATTGACGCGCCGCGTCGTCAGGCCCAGCAGCAGGGCGAGCTGGGCTGTCTTGAGTATCATCAGTTTTCCTGAACGGAAGGAAGCTTTATATCAAAAAATTTGTAGCGTGCGATGACTCGGGCCGCCTACACCCGCTGGGGCGAGATATGCAAGAAGTACCTTTGGGAGGGGGATCCGCGCCGATCCATGCGATCAACGCATAGCTCACGACACCACGCCCTTCGTCACCCGCCGTATCTCGTGCTCCGCCCGAGGCTGGAGGTCAGCCGCCTTGCTTTCGAACGCGCTGGCGATATGCCCCTCAACGACCTCCGTTGGCAGGTACAGACCTGACTTGACGACAGCGAAGCCGTCACCATCTCGTCTGAACACTTGGCCATTCCAGTTAGGCTTGGTCACGCGCTTGGGCCACCAGCCGGCCCTTGTAAACGTATGAGGATATATGCGACGGCTATTCCACGGCGCAGCGCTCACGCCCTTACGGGTTTCACGCGCCTTGAAGTATTTCAGCCTGATGTCGCCACCGCTAACCGGGATTTCAAACTGCAGATTGCCTGCATTCGCCCGTATACGTCGCCTGACGGCCTTACGGCCAACCGTGGCGCTCAGGCCCGTCTGCCCTGGTATCGCCTTGGCTGTCGCTGTAGCAGCCTTGTTGCCTGTATGATTGATGGCCCGCGCGTATGCGCTGCGGGCCTTACCTTCGCCAAGGGCGCGCACCGCCTCAGCAAGGCGCTTATGGCCGCTTCCGACCACCGTAACGACGAGCGTCATACCGGGCTACCAGTTGCAGGGCGATGAGGATTGCACAATGGCCGACTATTCGCCGAACCAGGGCATGAGCATGTCGGCGGAGAAAGTAGCCTCCTGCAGCAGATCTCCAGCGAACCAACACACCTCTACCTTGTCGTGATAGGTATCGTGGAAAAAGACGCTCATGATCGGGCCACCCGAAGTCAACCGGACCCAGTCGCCGCGCGCAAAACACATCAATCAACATACCTCTTAACGAGCGCCGCGATCTTGTCGCGATAGAAGTATGCCGCGGCCGCGATTGCCGCGATAATGATGAGCGTGGTCATGTGCGACCTCCTGTGTAGATGAGGCCGCCGAGGCAGCCGTCGAGGCTACCGCCGAGGCCGCCCCATCCTTCGATTGCTTTGTGCATGATGTCCTCCGACGTAAGCGGCCGGCGCTGTGCGCACGGCCTCGGGGCGTAGCGCCCGCGGATGGAGCCGGCGGTCGGAGTCGAACCAACAACCATCGACTTACAGGGACGCTGCTCTACCAGTTGAGCTACGCCGGCAAATTACGCCGCTGTTCCCGTGCGCCATCGGCACGGAGTGGCTTCGGCGCCGTCCCCGCGCGACGCCGTAGACACCGGGTGCCATAGACGTCATGGGGCTATCGCGCTCTCGCGGCTCTCCACAATGAATAGAAACGCGGCGGGGAGGCACGCTCCTTATCGTTGAGCACCTACAACCCGCCGCTAGAACGCCCGTCAGCGCGCCGGAGTTTACGCGCGACAGGCGTGGACCGCGCCAAGGCGCGGGATGGGAACGAAGATGGCCAGTCGCCAGTCTGGCTGTGCACCATGCTCGCGCGATGGCAGCGGCCCATTGTCTGGTTGCGCTTTCAGCTGACAGCGCCGCATCTTCGTTTTGGTGGGGCCAGGGTCCGCTATGCGGCCCGTCCTGGCGCCCGATAGTTACCCCTCACTCAGTGGCTGCAACGATGTGCAGCATGGCGAAGGGTCCGTTTCCGGAAGTAAGTGGGGCCGGTCACTTGGTGACCAACCCCTTCACTACACCACCACGCGAAAAGGCGGAATATGGACCCTAGGCCGTGAATTTTTTTAGTTTTTCCTGCAGATTGTCATTCGCGGCCTCGACCGCCCGCTTCCCGCCCTTGCGGCGGGCGTATTCGTGCTTCATGCCTATCGTCACACCAAGGTCCGCATAATTCCGCGCCCTCCCGTGCGCCACCGCGTCCAGCACCAGCCTGTCACGCTCGGCAAGCTCGTCAAGCGCCGCGGCCCATATCTCCCGGTCGACTATGGCGGTCGAAATGCTCTCCCATTTCGTCGCGCCGCTATCAGCGCACCGCGCTTTTTGCATGCCGAGGAAACTGTCTGCTACCTTCTGCCCGGCTGCTGGCAACCCTGGCGGGTACTTCGTCACGGGCGGCGACGGCGTATTGGCATATGCCTCGGCTAGTGCCGCCTTCCGCTGCTCATGCGTAAGGCCAGGTCCATTCCGCCGCTCCGCTGCAGCCTGCCGCCGCCGTGGCTTGACGCCAAACATATCGGCGAAATGGAGATTGCTTGCGGCCTCCTCAAACCGGTTGTTGCCGCTGCCCGCCATTCTGTCCTGTGTGTCCCTGACCCCCAGCATTGCCCCGGCCGGCATCCGGTGCTTTACCGCAACGACTCCTCCACCGGGGGCACGCTTGTAGCCGGCCTCGTACTGCGTCCCGTCGCTAAAACGCAGCTTGCCGATACGGACGATCTGGCCATCGGCATTGCGCTCAATATTGCCATCGCGCACATTGCGCATGATTTCGGCGACAGACGGCGTCATGCGGATGATGCGCTCCGCCCTATATTCCGCCAATTCCTCGGGGGCGGCGACGGGTGGCTGTACTACCGACCAGTTTGTTTTCACAGGTATCGGGCGCCCTTCAGGGCGATTCTTGAAGGCCATAAGCGCCTTCAACTGGTCGGCCAATGATGCGTGGCGCCTCATGCCGCGGCCTCTATGCCGTCTGGGTCGTTGTCGTTGTCCGCCGGTGGGTAAAGCCGCTCCTGCTCAAGCCACCACGACAGCCCGACTGTCGCGCGCCACTCAAAATATTCCATAAGTTTCCTCGCGGCTGCCGCAGCCCCGTAGCGTGCCGCGTCTTCCGACGCCAGCTTCTTGGCCTCGGCGGCCAGGGGCTGCGTCGTTACCTCACTGTCGATTACCGAGCGCGGGGCATAGCGGACGGCGATGTCCGGGGGGATGACCGATCCGGCTTCTCTGCGGCGAAAAACCATGCTCGGGTACATGAGGGACTTGTAATACCCTTCCGGTACCGGCTGTGTCTGCGTCCATTTCGGGTAATCATTTCCCAGCCCGTATAGACCGTAATTGTCCTCGTCCAACTTCAGATTCCCATCTTGAGGGGCGTTCATTGCTTACCACATTTAGCGACCATCTATGTCGCTACCCCAATATATAGGATTTAGGCCGCTTTTCTCCCAGCCCCATTATCGTTGGCCGCCAGCCATTCGCGCACCAGCGCCACGGCTTGCGCGGCAGCGTCCTCCGGGTCCATGGACCGGATTACCTCTACCGTGTGCCCCAGCGCGCGCAATGCCGCGTGCCGGGCCACCTGGGCCGGCGACAGCCGCCCTCCCGTGCCGGTGGCGGGATTGCCGACCTTATTCTCGATAAACGCGCACCGGCCCATGCCGCCGTCGACGGCCGGCAGGAAGACGGTAAGGTCTGGATGGCCGGCCACCATGCCGGTGGCCTGCGCGATGGCCTGCGCCTTCGGGCCGCGCTTGCCGGCTTCCATGCCGGCCACAAAGAGCACGCCTGGAATAGCGCGCAGTGCGCGTACCTGCGCCGCCTGCAGGTCCGACTCGAGCGGCATGGCCGGCTTGGCCGTCACCTTGCCGTCGCGGGTGGTGAGCACGACGCGCTTGCCGTTTACGCGGACGGTCTGGCGAGTGGTCTGGCGGGTGGTCTGGCGGGTGGTGGTGGGGCGCGACGAGCGCGCCCCCGTCTTGTCGGCGGTCACGCTGCGACCGCCGCTGTCGAGGCGTTGTTGTCGTTGCCCGCGGCGGCCTTCAAGCAGTCGGCCCAAGTCCATCCCGGATTACCATTCCAGAATGGCAAGGCTCTCGTGTAGAGATACCGGAACCGGCGCACGGATCGGGTGTCCGCAGCGACCTGTTTCTCGCGTAGTGCGATGACCCACTCAGCCTCATCGCGCGTCAGCGCCATGACTGCTTTTATCTTCCGACCATCGATCGTGACGGGCACGGCCAACGGCATGTCTCCGAACAAGCCGACGACAGACTGGCCGTCGGCTTCAACGCCGGCATCGATTTCGCCGCCAACCATAAGTGGCTCGATCGCGTCAGAAATAATCTGTGAGATTGACTTGAAGCTGGTCATGCCGCCTCCATCATCCCGGCCTCGCGGGCCGTCCATGCGGTACAGAAATCAAGGAGCCACTGCGCCGATTTGTGGATTTCGGCCACGGCGATTGCGTGCGCGAGCGACGCCGGCACGCGCCGGGCCGCACTGTTTGCATCCGGCTGCTCCGAGATGAGTTGAACGACTTCGGAGATGCGGCCGTAAATGTCGTCGTCTCCCGGCGCGCCCATCATTGCCTTGATACGCGCTGCTTCTTCCTCGGTGAAAGTTGGCGCCTCCGCCACGACCCGCTCCACCTCCTTGAGCTTGGCTTCGGCGCGCCTGTGCTCGGCTGCCGCTTTCGCAAGGTTGCCATCGGCCACGGCTTGCCGTTGTGCATCTGCGTCCATGAACCGGGTAGCCTGGGCCGCCGCGCTGACCGACACCTTGCCCTCCTCCACGGCGGCGGCAAGTTCGGGAGTGGCCGTGGCTTGGACCTGTTTGGCTGTGGCAACGGAGCGCGGAGCCACATTGAGCATTTCAGCGGCTTTGGATTGCGAAACTTGTGGCGCATCGGTTTGCAAATTTGCAGAGCGATAAGTAGCGCCGCCCAAGGGCATATTCGCCAACCTGGCCGCCACCATTGCCCGCTGACTTTCCGACAGATGGCGACGCTTAAGGTTCAACGACACCACAAAGGCAAGCGGGTCAGGACCGGTGTAGTATTTCGTCTCGTAGGAAATGCCTGCGGCACGGGCAGCACGATGCCTGTTGCGGCCATCCAGTATCTTGCCCTGATAGAGCCAGACCGGCTCGCGCACACCGTGCGTGGCCACGTCGGCGACCAGGTCGTCAAACTCCCCGCCTTCGATAAGGGGGAAAAGGTTCGCGTATTCGTGGAACTCGTAGTCTTGCTGCACCACCATCTGCGCAGGCTCAATCGCATTCACAATTTCAGTGATAGTCGCCACAATGGCTCTCCATCCTGATTTCATTCCGGGGTTGCGGTGTGCTTGGCTGGCGCCTCCTGTTTTCGGGGTATGCCCATATATTGGTTTTCAGCGGCGATGCCGGAGTGGCATTCTTTTGGCCGGGCAAAACCGATCGGAAATAGATTCATACCCCCCCCCTTATTTTTGGCCTGTTTTTCATAGTTTTGTTGATTCCATTTCCGATCGACATATATAGAAGAATAAGTAATTGATATTATTGAGTTATTCGCGAAACCGATCGGAAAAACGTCATTTCCGATCGCTAAAAACTCAATGAAATCAATGGTGTTTTTCAGGTCGATCGGAAATGAGTTTTTCCGATCGACCTCATTTTCGGGTCGATCGGAAATTTTTCGGCCCATTTTTTTCCGATCGATTTCCGATCGACTGCCTGTTTTCAGGCGGCCTCTTTGTCGCCTTCCGTTGGTGTCGGGGCGTATTTCGACAGGTACAATATGCTGCTCTTCCTGCCGCCTTTGGGGGGCGTCACATGGACGTCGACTATCTCTTCCGCGTCGATCAGAAGGTTGATAACGTCCTCACCGCGTCGCTTGTCCAGCCGCCCATTGAGCCGTTTGAGCAGGTACGACCTCGGCATGCCGCCCCGCTTTCCTTCGCCCACGATGGCCCTCACAAGCTTGTATTCGGCCTGCCTGTCGTTGTCGGCCACGTAGCGCTCGGCTTGCTCCAGGAGCATTTTGCAGGACTGCCTGGATACGTCGGACGCCCATTGCATGATGTCGGCTGTTAACTCCGGCCTTTCGGGGTCAACGCCGACAGCCACGATGGTGGCTATGCGCATGGCATTCTCGGCGACGCGGGCATACACAGGCTCGTGCTCGGTGTCCGCATCGTCCATGATCGCGAACATCTCATTCACAAACGCATCGAACACCTTCTGCGCGCCCCTTCCCCAAACTACGGGGACGGGGACGATGCTCTTGGTCCCGTCTGACAGCATCCCATTCAGGTCACCGCCGTTTCTGTGGTTTACGAGAGCCTGCACCCGCTGCTTGAGGTCTCTTGGCGGCAGGCTGGTCTTTCGGGGCGGGTGCCGCGGCTTTGGGCGGCTTGTCCCCGCATCCAGCACGATAAAGCGCGGCAGGAATCCGTCCATTATGGACCCGCTCCCCAGCGCCTTCCAAAAGGCGTCGGGGGTCGATGTACCAAAGATGCACACATTCGGGTTGTAGATCGGCTCCGCCAGGTTTTGTGCGTAGTCCGCGCCCATAAAGACAGACGCAGCCGTGCCCGTCATTTCCAGCAGGTCTTCCGCAATCTCTTTTTCATGGTTACCGGACTTGGGCGACGTGACCTTGCGCATGAAGCCGCCAAACTCGTCGATCATGTAGACAAGCGTCGGGTTGGCCTTTACGCGATTGCGCAAGCCTGACGACGACGCGATCTTGTTACCGCCGAAGAATTTCTTGAGGGTTTCGCTCGCCCCTGCCAACGACTTGATGGCTGCGCGGGGGTGCTCCTTACCGAAACCGGACGGGGCCAACCCCACGATATAGACGTTTGTTCGCAGTCCGGTCGGGCCTTCGTACCGTCGGCCGGCGAGCGCGCCCACATAGGCCAGCGCCGCGCCGAGGTTAAGAAGTGGAGATGGATTGCGTGCGGTATCGTTTAGCCACTTGACGATATCGCCCACCAGGCCCGGAACATCCGTGAGCGTCCCGGTCGTTTTGAATGGGACAATAGTGGTGTCTTCCTCCCCTGCCGCGTGAGCGACAACGGCGTCTTCGGACAGCTCGATCGGCGCGATGGCCGGCGGCTCACCTTTCCTGCCGTCCTTGCCCGCCGCTACCGCGCGCTCCACCATTTCCTGCAAGAGGCCTATATCTGAACTATAGGCGTCCTGCTCCACCGGCCGGTGCTTGCGCGAAATGGCGGAAAGGTCGGCCCCGCCTTGCCGGGCGAGTTCTGCCAAGGAGCCGAGATTGACGCCGCCGGTTGAGGCGAACCCCTTCCACTTCTTGGCAACCTCTCCCGGCTTGTACTTCTTCCCGCGCGAACTCCACGAGTCGGCCACGGACAGTCCATCGGCACCTAACGCCGAGTGAACGGCCATAAGGGCCGCCACCCAATCCTGGTAGGCGCAGTCCGGGCTGACATAAGAAAGCATTTCGTCGATTTCGGCTGCCGTGGCACTTTCGGCCCGCCGGTCCTGAGCGAATTGCGTGGGCGTGTGCTTGGGCTTTAGAAGCAGGTCAAGCAGCCAGCTGGGGGCGTCGGCGATCGGCTCATCGTTGAGCCATCTGTAGTTGCGGCCGTCCTCCATGACGCTGCCCGGCGCAATGTAGTACCCGCCCTCCCCCCTTGTTTCCACGCCGGACGCGATGTCTGCGTTGCGAATGCCGTGGACATGCTTGAAGAGATAATGAAGTCCACCGCTGCCGGTCTCGGCCGATCGCGTTTTGAGTGGCCCGTACTTCTCTTCCATGGCGCGCAGCCACGGGCGGCCGTCCTCATGCTTTGGCGGCACGTCGATATCGAGCACCCAAAATCCGCTGCGCTCTCCCGTCGGGACGCCGATCAGCGCGTTGGGGTATTTGTCCCAAAGGATTCCGATAATGCGTTCTGACGTGGTCGAGCCGCGAAACCCGTTGGACGTTAGCGGCGATTTTTCTGACAGGACCTCTCCCGTCTCTACATCAAAGTCGTCGGCCGGGCGGCACGGGAAAACCGGGATGCCCTGCTTTGCGTAAGACAGGGCGACCGAAAGCGGGGACGTGGTCATGATGCCCTCCTGGTGGCTGACATATGCGGGGTGACGACTCGGTGCCATTCCATATGACACGCACGGCAGAGATGGCTTTTGGGCCACCGCTCCGAGTCTTCAAAGAGATAAGACGGCGCCCAATGATGGACTTCAGAACCGTTCAGCGACCCGCAGCGCTCGCACGGTACGACGTCGTGCTCTGTTATGAATGGTATGCGGGAGTCATCCAGATGCTTGACGTCGCCGTGGGGCAAATCGGAGCCCCGCCCGCCGCAATCCAGGTAATAGGCTTTGTATTGTATCGCGCCGCTGGCGCACCGCACCTTCCCGAGCGCGACAACTTCGCTGCTTTGGGTGCACTTGTATCTGTGCCGCGGTCGCTTGTTCCAGGGCAAGTCAAGGGAGGATGCGGTGTAGAGTTCAACCCCGACCGAAAGCGGGGTGGCAGAGCCGACCGCGACCGGCGCGCTGGATGTAGGCTGCACGTTGGCTGCCTCCTGTTTGTATGCGTTGGGTGCGGGCGCCTAAAACGGTGCGCTGTCACGAATGGCTGCCCGCAGTGCGTTGCCGTAGCCTTGCACGACGGTCTTCCAGAGCATACGGCGAGTCACGTCGTCCATGGCCGCCATGTCGGTGCCGTGGTCGGCCGCGAACTCGCCGGCTATGTCGTCGACCTTATCAAGCGCGCGGAGCTGGTAGGCATCCATCCGCTTGACGCGCTTGATGTCCTCGATGATGAGGCTGCAATCGGCACATATCCAACGCGGGTCGCGGTCGCGGTTGTGCGTGAAGCCGATACCGATGCCAATGGCCTTGTCGCCACACACGTGGCAGATGTCGGGGGCGTGGGGGTCAGGCATTGCGACGCTCCCGTATCCTGAATCCAAATCCGCCCCTACCCGCCATTATTCCTCCGTCCGTTCTGGTCGGCGAAGTGGCCGTATATTTTGCGGCCTTCACCCCGTGCCCCCCCCCCCGCTTCGGCGCCGCCAAACAGCGGGAGGTTGTCGTTGTCGGCCTGCTTGATGGCTCGCGCTTTTCGAGTTGCGGGACCGGCATCGGCAAGGCGAAGCCGCTCGGCAATGTCGGCCTGGTATTCCGGTTCGCGTTCTATGAGGATACAGCGCATACCTTCCCGCCACGCAGCTTCGCCTGTGCCGCCGCCTCCCTATACCGCGCCGGCTGCTTCGACTGCACCAGCGCGTAAAGCGCGTCCAGATTGGCGTCGTCGAGCCGCAGTATGGCCGCGCACGGGTCGTTGAAGAACGCAAGGCGCTGTTCCGCCGTCATGAACGGCAGGTCGCTGGTTTCGAGATTATGCAGGATCGCGAACACGTTGCGGAAGGCGTTGGGGCCGTGCGAGGGGCCGTGCGATGGGCCGTGCGTGCTGTGGGTGCTGTCCGAAGTTTGTATAACATTTATGGTCACTGCAAGACCTCCCGAAGATCGTAGCCTTCACGAAAACTGTTGTAGATGGCGCCATCACTATCCGTGAAAGTAACGGCGTCGAGTCCATCCAGCCTGCCTCGCTGGTATTCGGCGCGGGCATGGTCGAGGAGCTTGTCGACTATGTTCAGCTTGATGGCTTCGCGGGTGACGTCGTCAAAGTCGCATTGGCTGGCGGTAGCGGCGTTATCGATCAGCCGCGCTATGTCTCTTGAGTCCATCACGCTGCCTTCCTGTCTTCCCACACCTTGAATCCCGGCACGCTTCGCGCTCCACCGCGCACGGCCTCATTCGCCATCTGCTGCACCAACTCGGTAAACCGCCCCGGCGCTCGGCCATAAGCCCAATCCAGCGCAATCTCGGCGTCTACCAGATCGGCAATCCAGTATGATCGCAGCCCCGTGCCCGTCGTGGCGGCGCGGTCTGCCCGCTTTGCAAAGCGCTCCTGCTGCTTTGCGGCGTGCGCCAGTTCCTCGGCTCGCTCTCGCGCTTCCAAGTCGCCGCGGCTCGCCTGCATGGCTGCCTGCGCCTCACGCGCGATGCGGTCGGCTTCTTCTCTGGCGGCTCTGGCTGTGGCCTCCTTCTCGGCTGCTATCTTGTTCCGCCAAGGTGTCAGCAGCGCGCCAAGCGCCTCCTTGCCAAGCACAACCTTGCCCTTCACGGACTTGGTGTTGCCAATCAGGAGATTGTATTTTTCCTGAATGGCGGCCTTGGCTTCGTCATGCGGGCGGGCTTCTTCCTTGCGGGCTTCGTCGGCTCGCTTGCCGGCTTCATGCAGTAGGTCGTACAGCTTTTCTATTTCGTCGTGCTGCTGCTGGTTGCCGATGGGCTCTCCGTCCGCCCAATTTTTCGCCTCTCCGTAAAGGTCATCAATTTCGGTGCGGATTGTCTCGTAAGGGTCAAGTTCCGGGCCGCCGTTGTGGCCGATGTTACTGCTGGTCATGTTAGTACTCCCAATCAGCGGCCTCGCCGCTGCCAATTTGCGTGTCATATCTGGCCGCCTACGCGGCACGCTTCAGCCCAAGGCGCACGTTTTCCAGCGCCTCGTAATAGGCGTCCTTCTGCGCCCGCTGGATTGCGTCTTCGCGCACGACGATCCAGCCTGCTGCACGCAGGGCCTTCATGGCGTCGGCGCCGATGATGGCGGCTGGCGTGCCAGGCGTGTATGCCGTGGCCGTCTCAGAATGGGATTGCATCGTCTAGTTCCTTCATCCAGTCTGGTTCTGGTGTGTTGTCGTTGGTGGCCGGCGTTGCGTTGTCGTTATGGGCGGCCGGGCGGGTGTCTTTCACGTCCCAATATCGGGGGTTGGTTTGGTTGGGGGCGACCTTGATTTCCGCCGTGGGCAAAAGCTCTCTTTGCCGGTCCAAAAACTCCATTGCAGTCGTCGGAAAGGGGCGCTGCCCACCGTGCGTCAGCCACCACTTGTTTGTTTTGGTCTTGAAGTACCCGGTATGTGCCGGGCCCAGCCAATCATTGATGCCGGTAACACCGCAGAGGTAAGCAACTTTGATGCCGTCCGGCTTGCCGGTCTTCTGGTGCAGATAGAAGTTGCGGGAGGATACGGGGCGCCATGCGGCCGCCTCCGTGCTTAGTACGGGCGCGTCTGCTGCGGTGGCCGTGATGCTCACATTCTCGCTCGGCGGGAACACGTAGCCGCAGCAGTGGCACTCCTTGGCCGAAGCGTGGATAAGTTCGCCGCAACCGAAGCTCCCGTTCTTGTCGGCAACGTCTGGTGGGCAGACCTTACGGGGCGCCTCTCCATCGCCGCTGCCGGGGGCTTTCGGCCTGATCTGGTCGATAGGCCCGTGGTAGGCCAGGTTCTTGCCGTGGTCACTCACCAGACACTCCGTCTTGCCCGGGAAGTTTCGCGTCCCGCGACCGAGAATCTGGACCAGCTTACCGGCGCTTTTCGTGGACAGGATAAGACTGATGAAGTCTACGAACGGGAAATTGGTGCCCGTCGTGATCATTGAGACAGACGAGATGGCCCAATATTTTCCGGCCTTGAAGCCCTCGAAAATCTCTTTTGTCTGGTGCGCATTGTCACTGGTCAGGACGGCGCACGTCCGGCCGTGACGGCGTATGCAGTCGGCTATGTGGCGCGCATTTTCCTTGCTGGTGCTGAAGAACAGGCCTGCCCGCCTCCCCACCGACATCGCCATGTCTTCGGCGACTGCATCCTCGATGATCCTTTCGGCGGCGGCCGAAAGCTGGCCCGGAATATACTCCCCTCCCCTACTGCCAACGCCCTTCAGGTCGATCTTGGCCGTCGTCTTGCTGCTGGTCAGCCGTGTCAGGAATCCTTGCTCGATCAAGTCGCCAATCATGGCCTCATAAACAACATCGTCAAACAACTTGAATCGAACCGGGTTGCCGTCGTCGTCAACCTCGCCATCGCTGTCTAGATCGTCAGTCAGCCGGCCCGAATCCATGCGGTAATCCGTGGCCGTAAGCCCGGCCGTTCGGCTGTCTGGATGAGCCTTGCGTACGTCGCGGAAGAACTTCCCGTATTGGGTGTTGGCGTTCCGGCTGATGGCGTGCGCCTCATCGACCAGGACAAGGTCGATTGGCCCCAGATGATCCACCTTATTCCAAATAGACTGAATGCCGCAGAACAGAACCTGAGCGCGAGCATCGCGCCGATTGAGGCCGGCTGAGTAGATTCCTGCCGGGGCGAACGGTAGCAGCCCGATGAATTCCTTGAAGTTCTGCTCTACCAAGCTCGCGCTATGGGTAACGTTGAGAATGCGCATGTCGGGATAGTCACGCAGAAGCTCCTCAATGATCTTCGCAATCACCAAAGCCTTGCCTGAATTGTGGTGGACCGTGAAGTCGTCCGTTAGATACAGGTGATCCCCGTCAAGCTCGAAGCCGTAGAATTCACCCTCGCCAACATGTTCAATCGTGAAGCCGGTCACAAGCGGGTTCTTCTTTTGCTGCCGGGGTTGCGATCTCTGGCGCTCGACACGATTGGGAATCATGTCGGTATCGCCAGAGATCGACACGCGCCAATAGGTCCCGCCGCCCCCTGTTTGGCAGTACTTTTGACATTCGGTTAGCTGCGCAGAGAGACCGACACTTCGCGCAACAAAAACCACGTCACGCGACAGTGCTTCAGATTTCGATATGAAGTCGAAGTGGTTACGCTTAGACAGATGCCCATCTGTATCCAAAAGCCCGGCAAGGATTTCCAGGCGGGTCTTTCTGCTGCCCGTTTTATACACATGTGGTATGGCCTTCTGGTCGCATACCATTCCCCACACGCCCGCCGATTCTAGTGCCGCAACGAACCTATTCCGCGTCGATCTGTTGGCTTCGGCGTCGGGGAAGAAGACACCGTAGGCACGATTCCCGGGCTTCTGAGTTATGCGCATTCCAACGCCTACGGAGGCCGCATAATCACAGACTTCACTCAGAACTTCCGGGTCCATGTTCGTCAGGCTAGCGCTTCGGGTCAGGCTCCCATCTCCGAGCATCGCGCCCACAACGTAGGCGGGCACGGGAAGGTTGTCATTTGCGGGAACATCGAACTCGACGCCCGTTCGCCATAGCTTGCGCAGGTGCTTCCAGTACTTCGCCTTACCGAGGTAGTCCTTGACGCTGATGTTCTCGATGTCGCCGCCGCGCTGAGAACAGCCGGGCCGGACCTCGTACTTCTTGCCTTCATTGGTTGTCTTCAGCGACAGTATGTGGTTTTCGTTCACCACGAACGGTTCACCACCGCGCTTCGGCGTGATGCGATACATAGGCTCGCGTCCGGTGATGGTCCGAAGCACGCGGCGCGGTCTGCTGTCCGGCCCCATAACGTTGTCATTGGCTGCTACGAGATCGACGGGCTTTGTCGTGCCGTCGTGCATGAGGATGCGCGTCCCGGCCGCGTGGCATCCAGTGGGGAGCACGATAAGGCCGTTGCCGCCGCCATTGCCCCAATATTCGTAGAGGGCATCCACGGCCTCACGCTGGTAGGGTCGAAGCTCCAACATCAAGCCGCCGCCCTTCCGCCCACGCGCCACCGCGGCTTTTCGGCGGTGGCCTGCCCGCGCGCCTTCTTCTCAAGCTGGCTTATGCGCTTGGTGTTGACGCCCATGCCTTCGCTGATCTCGTGCAATTCCTCGCCCATGGCGCGGCGCAGAAGAATGCCGCGCAGCCGGTCGGTCTTCACCTGTCCAAGTGCGTCGGCTACGGCTACGGCGTCTTCCTGATTTGGCGCGGAGTAGCCGGGTAATTGCCAGAAGTAGTCCGCGCCGTACTTCTTCTGACGTCGGGATTCGCGACCACAGCGCCTGCGCTCGACCGTCATGGTTGACCGCACCTGCCAGCGCAGCCACGTCGTGAAATTTGCATAGTCGCCGGCAGGGTTGCGGAAGCCTTGCCAGTTGCCGAAAATGACGGTCAGGGCCTCCTGTATGAAGTCGGCGCGCTTTGGCTCATCGACATACCTGCGCGACATGACCTCTATCATAGGCATGTGCGCCATGACGCGGCGGTCAAACTCCGCGGGGCGGTCTGCTGGCGTGCTGCCTACCGGCAGGCTGTCGTTCGCGGGTGGGCCGCTGTCGGGGGCGCCGCTGTCGGGGGCGGCGCTGGCGGGTGTCATGCTTTCGGCGTGTATCATGTTGCTACCTCGATATTATCCGTGCGGCCGTCCACCCACGTGCTGCCGTCAGCCATGCGGTAGGTGATTGTCTCTGCGGCTTCGTCCACCTCCAGCAACTCGCCGGGGACTAGTGCGGGAATAAACAGATGGGCCGGGCAGGATGCTTTCTGCTCGTCAGTCCCGATTGGCTTCGCCCAACGGGCGCACGACCATGCGGCGTCGCCGTGCATTTCCGGCGTCGAGTGCAAGCATGTGCGGCAACTGACGCGAGCCATCGCTCCGGCGTGGCAGACGTCGCGGTGGCGACAGAATCGGCATTGGAAAAACTCCGGGTTATCCGAGATGCGTGAAGGCGGCTCGGCAGCGTTGATTATGCGCTCGGCTCGCGCCAGCGCGCGCAGCGTCCAATCGGCGTCGTAGTGGACGCGCTCGGCGTAGAGCGTGTCGGTGTTTTTGCACGCGGCCAGATAGAGCGCGCGCGTCAGACCGAAGGCGTGCATCCCAAGCTGACACTGGCCGTAGTGCAGCGGCTTGCTGACCTTGATGCCCTGCCCCTGCTGACCGCCGACCGGCTGGCCGGCGATGGTGGTCTTCTCCGGGTATGTCTTGCGCGGGTCGTGCTTCTGAAGCTCCTTCATGCCCTTTTCATTGGTGGACTTGAACTCCAGAAGGTGCTCGGTCTTGGGCGCCTCCGGTACGCCCACCGCCTTGCCGTCGCACTTTCCGCGGACGTGGTTGCCTACGAGCCGGATACGGTCCTGCTGGCCGTAGACCTCGACGCCGATGCGCTCCAGTTCCTCGACGAGCCTGTCTTCCTCGCGGTTGCCGGTATCGAACAGCCGCAGTTTGCGGCCGTCCAGTTGCTCCGGTTGCGACGCCCACCGAAAGCCGAGCCACAGGGCTTTGTCGCACTCTGTACCGGCCTCACCGACGCTGATGCCGAGGCTGTCATAGTGACGGTGTGCGGCCTCGTATGCGGCATAGATCGCGGCGACGGTCGGCGTTTCGGCCGGCAGGTCGGTGGGGATGGTCGGCATTTAGGTGGTGGACTCCGAGTTGCTTTCGCCTTCCCAAGCTACTGAGTGACCAAGAAGCTTCAGAATGTGGAGGTACACCTGGTCATCGGTGTAAGACTGATCGTCGTAGCAATGGGCGTGCGGCTCCAACTCAAGAACGATTTCACCGTCAATGGAAACACGAGCGCCTTCTGCGTAAGACACTCCGCAAGCTTCGCATTTGTACTCGTCTTGGAGCCTCTCGATATGGATTTTGCTCATGCTGTTGCTCCTATGGATGCTGGCGCGCCAGGCGCGTGGACCGCGACCTGCACGCCAAGCGCGTTGGCTAGAAAGTTGCGGAAGGGGGAGATGGGCGCGTCTGGATCAAACATTCGGTACTGGCCGTCGCACTCGGTGATATCCGCCCATTTCCTGTTGACGACGCGGTCCAGCAACAGATCGGCGTCTTCGTGATTTCCGGCGCGCAGTTCGCTCAAAGCCAAGCAAATCAGGTCGTAAACATCCTCGTCCATCACCCCACCCTCATCGGCATGGCGACGACGCGCAGGTTGTCATTGGCGGGGCTGGTAAACAGCACGGGGCTGCCTGCATCCGCCAGCGCGATGCGCACCTGCCCGTCCGGCATGGCCGTCAGCACGTCCGACAGGTATTGTGCGTTGAGGCCGACCTCGACAGGGTCGTTGCTATACTCGCAAGCAACGGAGTCCGACGCCTCACCAGCCCCACGTGCCGTCAGGTCGATGGAGTCGTTTGCGGCGGACAACTTTACGCTGCGCCCTCGCTCGTTGGAAATCAGCACGACGCGATTTGCGGCAGCCCGCAGGGTGCCAGCATCGACAGCGATGATCTTGTCGTTGTTTCGCGGAATGACCCGCTCATAGTCGGGGAACGTGCCATCGATAAGCTTAGACGTAATCACCACGTCGCCGGACGTCAGGCGAATCTTGGTCGACGACAACTCGACCCTGATGTCGCCGGACGGGATAAGGCCGACCGTCTTGGCCGGCACGATGACCGCCGGAAACTCGTCGGCTAGCGGCGCGCTATGCACCGACATGCGATGCCCATCCGTAGCGACCGCCACGATGTTGCCGTCCAGGGGGCGAAGATAGACGCCGTTCAGGTAGTAGCGCACCTCCTCGTCGGACATCGCGAACTTCACCGGCGCCACCAGCGCCGCCAGGTTGATGTTGAATGCAGCCGGCAAATCGCCGGCCGGCATGTCCGGGAAGTCGTCGACCGGAAGCGTCTCAAGCTTGAAGCGTGACTTGCCGGCCCGCAGCACGACACCGCCGTCTGCGTCCGCGTCAATGGACACCTCGCCGCCGGCGACCTTGTTGACGATGCCGGTAAGCAGCTTTGCGTCGATGCAGACGGCGATGTCGCCGGCTCCGCCAAGGCCGGTTTCGGCGTCGATACTGCCGGACACTTCGATGTCCAAATCTGTCGCGGTGACGGCCAGCCTGTTGTCGGCCGCGACGAGACGAACCGTCGTCAGGATGGGGATGGTGTTGCGCGCTTCGACAACCTTGGCGGTGTCGGCAAGCAGGCGCGCGAATGCATGGCGTTCTACACGCATGGTATAACTCCGTGTTTGGAAGGGTGGCGGGCCGAAGCCCGCCATAACGACCGCGTGGGGTTTGCTACGCCGCCCGCTTGGAGCCCCACGGCGTCTTTGCCGTGCCGCCTGCGGGTTGTGCCGTGGCCGCTGGCTGCGCCGCCTGACGGTTGTCATTGGCCGGCTTGGCGGCCTTTGCGGGCATCGTGCCGTCGCCGATGACACCAAGCTCCGGCAGTTCCTCCTTGGCGTTGTCGTCTTCGTAGAAGAAGTGCTCGATCTGGTTCTTGTCCTTGTAGTATTCGCCGCTGCCGTCGTTCTTCGGCTGGCCGGCCTGAATGCCGATCTCAGCCACGAATGACTTGTAGAGCAGTTCGTCGTGGCTCATGCCCCGCTGGACGATCACCTGCACTGCGCGACAGAAGCGGTCGAACATGGGCTTGCCGTAGCGATACGCGCCGTTCTTGAACTCGTCCGCGTGCAACATTGTATAGTACGCCCAGAATTTCCGGCCCTTGAACTCTTCGGGCTCCTGCACCTCGAAGGTGATTGCGGCCTGCCGGCCTTTGCCGTCCTTGGTTTCCGGGAAGTCGATGGCCTCGGCCCAAATCCGCGCGTACATATGCGGGATGATGCCGCCCCCGCCCTGCTTGTCGGTGGATTCAAAGTCGTGGCTGATGTCGAAATCGATAACTGACATGAATGTGTGGTCCTTTTGTTTTTCTGGTGGAGTGCCGGGCTAGGCGGACTTGGCGGTCCTGGCGTGAGTGACGCCGCGGAAGAACGCCCCCATGAAGCCGAGTGCCGCTCCGACCTGCCAAAGCTCAAGACCGATGGTGTTGACACCGGCGCGGTGCAGAAAGCCGAGGATGGTTTCGGTGAAGAACAGCCCGACGACCCAGCCCGTAAACGCACCCAAGAGCGTTGTGGTCAGCGGGAGGATGAGCAGCGTGACTGCCACAAGCAGGGTAACGCCGGTCAGTTTTGTGAATGCGGTCATATTCGGTCAGTCTCCCCAGAGAAAGTATGTGTCGCCGATGATAAGGCCGTAGAGTGCAGCCGTGGCCGCAAATACATAGATGGCCGCTGCCAGTCCGATGCCGTCGATCACAAGCCCGATGATGATAAGCGCCGCAGCAATCAGCATTGCCGCGCCGAGGTAGACGTGGGTCACGCCGCATCCGCTTCGTCGTCGTTATCGTTGTCCGCCACGACGGCATTGCGCTGGAAGTAGAAGTCCAGCGCCTTGAAGCCCTCGCCGCGCTTGAATGGCAGCGTGCCCTTTTCAATGCCGTAGCGATTACCGGCAATGAAGCCGGGCCGCTCCTGCACTGCGATCAGGATTTCACCACCACCGACGCCCCGCGTCTTCTGCTTATTGAAGCCCGCGTCCTCCTTCTTGATGCTGACGGCCTGATGCAGGAAGCCGATAAGGTCGGCTGCGTCGATAAGCACCCCGACCGCGTCATCGCGCAGGTTTGGCATGTAGCGCGGGTAACTGTCGGTCGTGACGCCGGGGACGGTCTTCGCCTTGACGTGGCAAATGACCACCACGTAGAAGCCGGCCTCCTTCAGTTCGAGCATCTTGCCGACGAAATCATGCCAAGTTTCCAGCGCCTTGGCGTATCCCTTGCCGTATGGGATGTCCTCGATGCTGGCGACCTTCGCTTCCTCGCACACCTTGTCGTGGATTTTCTGCTCAAGCCCGTCCGCGGAATCCAGCACGAAGGTCTTGCGGTCGTGCTCGGTCTGCAGCATCCAGTCAGCCTGGTCGAGGATGTCCTGATAGGACTCCGACACGCCGAAGGATTTCATGGTCACACCGGCCGGGGCGCGCTCGCCTTTACCGGTGCGGACGTAAAGCGGGCTGGGAAACTCGCTCGCCAGCGTGGTCTTGCCGGTTTTTGCGCCGGCATAAAGCACGCAGAAGGCCGGCTCGGTATCGGCCGTTTCCTCTGGTGATCCGTCATTCCAGTTTAGCGCCATATCAGGCCACCACCTTCCACAAGATCAGAATTGCTATGGTTGCTGCGCTCGCCCAGAAGGCGAGCGGCCACGGGTCAGGCGCGGTCACGGCCGGCCCACAGTGCTGTTGCCACGCCGGCCACGAAGGCCGCCGTAATCCAGGGCGCGACCCACAGGCCGGCAATGACGCCGGCCGCTATCAGCCCCAAAACCCAATAGGGCGGTGAGGTGTGGGGCTCGTACGGCTCGCCGTCCTCGATGAGGTGTTCCATCAGCCGGCACCTCCAATGGCGGACTGGCGTCCGGCGGCGAAGCCCTGCGCGTAGGCGGTGCCGACCAGTAAGGCGACCTCATCCTCGCTGTCGGCGCCGAACGGGCCGTATTCATCCCGCAGATTATCGACTTCGGCGGCGGCGCAGGCTTTGGGCGGGTCTGTCCATTCAGCCACAAGGGCCAGCCCGCTGCCACCGAGTGTGGAAAACCCGTCGTCATCCCACGACCCGATTGGAGCGCCATTAACCCACCCGCCGCGGACTGCCCTGTACATCGGGCCGACCCTGCGCCCGTCACGGGTGACATAATATTTCCCCTGCTCGATCTGCATCACGCGGCGCCTCGCGTTTTTGCGACACGCAGATCGCGGGCCTTTGTGAAGTCGATAAGCTCGCCGCCCGTCTTTTTGGCGTTGTCATTGGCCGCTGCGCCGTTGTCACCGGCGGCGGACTCCCCGTCGAAGGGCTCAAGCTCGGAAGGGTCAATGGGGGCCAGCGTCGCCCCGAAGAACGGCATGATTGCGCCGCTGCCGGCAAGCTGCACGTGGTACTGCAGGCCCATCACGTCGGACCCGACGACGATGCCGAAGACGTTGGTGTTGAGCTTGAACTCCACCCAATCGCCGTAGTCGTAATATCTGTCCGGGTCGTATGCCGTCGTGCCGACCTCGGCACGGCTGTTTCCGTGGTTGCCGTGGCCTGGCCTGCTGCCGGATTTGTCGTGGTTGCTCATGCTGCCTCCAAAAGCGAAACTGCCGGGAGTGTAACGTCGACGTAGTTGAATGTCGTGGAGCAGAAGCCGCCTTCGGATGAGCGGTTCCAGACGCGCTTCGTCATGGTGCCCGGCCTACTGCGTCTTGGCCTTTCAAAGTAGGCCCTCGGTGCTCCGGGTGTTGATAGGTAGTAATCGGGCAAATAAGCCCCGGACGGCGCTGACGGCCGCCATGTTGCACGTGCCATTTGTCGTGCCTTGAACTAGTGTTCGGGGGTGGGGTTTAGCCGGCCTTGTCGGCGGGTCTTATTTTTGATTACGGGTAATTTGATTCAGATATGCAAGCGGTTTTTTTGGTGTTGGGGTTGTTTGGCTGGCTGCTGCCCACCGGGCTAGCACCAGGGCTCCCGGCGGCCCGTCCACGTGCGGGCAAGGCCGGCGGCTACTAGCTGGTCGCCTACGTCACGGCCGTCGACCGTGATAAACGCGAGCGTCCTGCGGTACTTGTCGAGCTTGTGGCGCGTGATGACCACCTTCCCGCTTGCCAGAATGGCGGCAAGACGCGCCTTGGCGCGCTGTGCCAGCCGGGTTTCGTAATCGCACCGGCCGTTTATTTCCGGCGCGTCGATATTGGCGATGCGCACGCTTTCGGCGCCGATGCGGATGCTGTCGCCGTCCCACACCTTGACCTGCGTCGGGGTGCAAAGGTTGGCGCAAATCAGGGCTGTGATGATGGTGTGGGTCATGAGGTTAGGCCGGGACGACTATGTGCGCGCAGCCGCGAAACAGGTGCGAATCCATTGGCGGCTTTTCGGACACAATAATCAGTTTGCCATCGGCCCAAGCGCGTACACGCTCGGCAGTGGCCGCGAATACCCCGCCTTCGCTCAGCCAGGTTGACCTGATGGGACCGGCGTCGTCGACTATCGCAAATTTGAAACAGGAGGCCCGCACCATCCCCAACCCTGGACGGTGTGACGAGTACGGCTGCCCTTTGCCCAGGAATCTCGTCGTGTCCACACAATCATTGAGCCCATCCCATCGGATGCTGATGTAGGGCGAGTTCGCAGTCTCGATTATGCGCTCCAGCCTGGATTTCGTCGCCCACACTGAGTTGCCATCGCGCGCTTGCACCTCTACCCATATCGGGCGTCCGCCCGGTGCAAACACAGCGTCACATGCACGCCGTATAGCCGTTTCCTGCGCGGGGATATTTGCTCCCTGCTCCGCCGCCACGGCCGTACCCGAAACGGCCGGCAAGGCCGCCATGGGCGCGAGGCCAAGTGCTGTTAGTAGTGCTCTCCGGTTCATTGTCTGGTTCTCCTTTTCTGTGAGGTTGCCCGCCGCGCTTCCCGCATGGGTTGCGAGGTAGGGATGGCAGCGGGCAATGAGGATGCAGACCGGCGCTGGGTGGATGGGAAGCGGAGCAATCATGGCCGGTCTGCAAGCTGTCGGGGCGGCGCGTACCCACTGGGTTTCGTTGCCCGATTGGCCGCCCCGTGCCGGTCACACCGGCAATTCGTCTACGTCGGCGCGCAGCTTCGCGGCCTGCGCAAGCGTCACGACCTTTGACACAATCTGTTCGGCGCGCGTGCCCTTTGCGCGAATCAACCTCAGCCACGACATCTCGCGGTACTCGCTGCCGATCCGGCCAGCCTTCTCCGCGCATATTGCGTCAAGCTGCTCCATCGTCGCGTCGCCCAGCCGGACAGTCCTGCCGTTGCCCAAGCCGTACCGAATATCGAATAGCGTCTCCTGGCTGGCGCGGCTGCCGCTTGCGTAGCTGGCACGTACCGTGGCCGTAAAGCCGGCCCCTATTTTCTGTTTGGCTTTTTCGGAAAGTTTTGCCGCGAGGCCGACCTTGGCTGCTCCGTCCGACTCCGCTGCGGCGAGGATGCGCTTGTTGTCACTCAGTCGGACGTGGGCAATCATGCTTTTTGCCTGTTCGAGCAACATGTAGTCGCGGAGAGATTCGCGGGCCAGCGCTTCGCGGTAGAGTGCCGTTGCCGCCTTGGCTTCATCGCCATTGCATGCGTCGAGTATACGGCGTGCTGTCGATGCGGGCGTCTCGTCATGCGCGCCCGTAACGCGCTGGCGACGCGGCTTGAAGGCTTTGGTTGTTCTGGTTTCTGGTGAGATGAACATTTCAGTGCTCCGTTGGGTTTTGGGGTAAGCGACGCGGCGCCCGTAGATTGGGGTTCGCCCGCCGTATGGCCGCATCGCTATGGGTTGCCTGACCGGGCGATCGAGTACCGGGCTGCGTCACCAGTTTGGCCCGGTCAGGCGTTGGTTAAGAGGGCGGCGGCTTCATCATGAGTTTCGCAAGCAGCATGGCCGCCCTCTATTGGTTACCCCGCCGCCGCGCGTCCTCGGCCGGACTGCGGTCCTCCTCTGGCAGCGACGGGAATTGGTGTGGCGGGGCGGCGGATTCATGATGGGTTTCGCCAAAGTGGTGGCCGCCCCGCCTTCGGCTACGCCATAGAGCGTCGCCATTCCGAAAACAGGTCTGCGACCATGCACTTGCCGAGATATCGCAGGGCGCGGTTGGTGGCGTGCTTCTTGTACGATTCCTTGTGCTCGCCCTTGGCGTTAATCGCAGTCGTGACAGGCAGGCCCAGCTTGTCCGATTCCAGCCTTACGCGCTTCGCGAAAATGCGCTGCTGCGGCGTCAGGTCAGGATTGGCGTCAACGTCCTCGCCAAAGGCGGGCCGCCACTTGCCCATGCCGAGAATCATCGGCCCGGTCGCGTTCCACAGGACGCTTCGCCGCTTGCGGTTGTAGCCCTCGGTGACCCACGTGTCCTCCGTGGCTCCCGCACCTGGGTTGCCCTGCCTGTGGCCGTCGATAACCGCCACCCCAAGCCGCTTCCACAAGGCGGACACGGACTTGAAGTCGCCGACTACAAAAACCTCGCCGGCCTTGCCGAATTCATTATCAGTGCGGTTGACGCTGGTGGCTTCCGCGATGATGGTAGCGAGTGACACGTCGCCCAGGCCCTTCGTCTTTTTGCAGAAGTCGATGATGGGAAGTTTTCGAAGCTCGCGGATCATAACCTTCGCTCGGTGCTGGATTTCCGCCTCAAGCGGCTCCTGCGCCCGCAGGTACGGTGCGATGGCCTCGTTGAGTTCTGACGCCGGGTCCGCCAAGGCCTTCTTGTATTCGGCGTCTACAAACTTTTCGGCGGCTTTTGCTTCGGGCGAATCGCGGTCGCCGAACCTCTCGATGCCCAGAAAGCCGCGCACAATCGCCTTACACTGGTTTGTCAGCTTTGTGTTCGCAACGATGGCGCGCTGCCGTAGACGATGCGCGTGCCGGATGGCGAGGATTGCCGGCAGGTGCGCCGGGTTGGTGCGGAAGACGGGGGCGTCCTCACCTTGGGTTTCGCAGATGTTATGGCCGCCGTCTTCCGTTGGGGAACCAGCGTGCGGCGGTTCGGCAGTGGGTTTCGCCCGCTTGATGGCCGCATCGCTGGTTTGGGTGTTGCCGACCGCGTCTGGATAATGGGTATCGACCGGTGACTGGCAGTCGGCAATAAGTGGGCTGGTGGCGTAGTCCGGGTGGGTTTCGTCGCGCCCTTGGCCGCCAGCTTTGGTGTTGCCCTTGGCGGCTGCCCCGGAGGCGCCGTCGCGGGCTTTTCGTATGCGCACTCTCGGCGCTGAATCTGTCATCGCCGCGAGTGCGGCGGGGTTCATGGGTACGTCGTCAAACATGCGGTGTCTCCTGTTGTGGTGGCGCAAGCGGCGCCCCTAGAATGGTTTTCGACGGTACGGTGGCCGCTTGCGTTTAGGGAGCCCGGTCGGCGGTGGACCAATGGATTGCGCTTGTTTTGTGGCCGGCCGGGCTGTTGGTGGATTTGGGCGGGTTGGGGGTGATGGCGCGCATTTCATGGGTCACGCGGCGGCGCTGGCCATCACCCCGAACGCGCCACCGGCGTCTCAGCCGGCAGCGTCCTCTGTGCGTCTACGGCGGGTTCGGCAGGACTTCGAGGATTCTTCTCTTGCCGCTCATCTCGTTCATGACCTTCGATCCCCTGTGTTTCGGCGCGTCTTGGGAGGCGACCGCCGGGTGGTTGATTGGGGTTATATGCCTAACGCAGATTATTGTCAACTGCCTAACGCAGATTTATATGTGCGATACGCAGACCATGATTAGGAACAACGAAGAAATAGGCGTCAGGCTGCGAGAAGCGCGCGAGGCTGCGGGGTTTAAGACCGCAAAGGATGCAGCGCAGTCTATGGGTGTCCCCTACGGAACCTACTCACTGCACGAAACTGGCGCGCGAGGCATCGCCCGCGCGGTTGAGCTGTACGCACGGCGTTTACACGTTTCTGTAGATTGGCTGCTGAGGGGAATCGGCCCTGGCCCCCGGAACAAGAAAGCCGCTGCGGTTGGCATACCGTTGCTTTCTTGGGTTAGTGCTGGGGCTATGAGCCGGGATGATGTTGGTGACGAAGCCCTCGGCGTGCTGGATATAGGGCACCTGCCTGACGGCGACTGGATCGCCCTTCGTGTCGAGGGCGACTCGATGGACCGAATATCTCCTCCAGAATCGGTTATTCTGGTGAACCGTAAAGATCGGCGCCTCGTCGCAAACGCCTGCTATGTGGTGTCCGACATTAGCGGCAATGCCACATATAAAAGGTATCGGCCCAATCCACCGAGGTTTGAGCCTGTATCCACCAACCCCGTACACGAGCCGATTTATCCAGACAACGAAGTCCCGGTTGTCGGGCGTGTGCGCCGCACCATCTTGGACATGTGATTCGACGAAAAGTCTGCGTTAAGCGAGTAACTTGCGTAACGCAGATTTTTTTGTTGACTTTTGTATCTGCGTTACGCATAATCCCCCTATCACCACTCGATAGGGGACTTCCCACCATGCCCGCCAGACGCACCACCCAGCCGGACCAAGACACCAACACGCCCACCACACCGCCCACCACACCCGACGCCCCGCCCATCGTCGCCTATAAGGGCTTCAATCGCGACCTCACATGCTCGCCTGACGGCAAGCCGTTTCAGTATGAACTCGGAAAGACCTACGACAATGGCGGCACGCCGGTCGTGCGGTGTGGTGAAGGGGCTTTCCATTGGGTGGAAATGCCACTTGATGCCTTCAGCTATTACGGACCGGCGTCGAGTCGGTATGCGACGGTCGAGCCTGCAGGCGAGATTGCCCGCGAGGAAAATAGCGATACGAAGGGCGCGTCCAGTATCCTGACCGTCAAGGTCGATATCTCGATCGGTGAATTGACGCGACGTGCAGTGTCGTGGGTTGCCGATATGGCTCGCAAGCAGGGCAACGGACAGCATACGACCGGCAACCGCGCCCATGCGGCCAGCACCGGGGACTACGCCCATGCGGCCAGCACCGGCAACCGCGCCCATGCGGCCAGCACCGGGGATGGCGCCCATGCGGCCAGCACCGGGGACTACGCCCATGCGGCCAGCACCGGGGACTACGCCCATGCGGCCAGCACCGGGGACTACGCCCATGCGGCCACCGCCGGCAACCGCGCCCATGCGGCCAGCACCGGGGACTACGCCCATGCGGCCAGCACCGGCTACTGCGCCCATGCGGCCAGCACCGGGGACTACGCCCATGCGGCCAGCACCGGCTACTGCGCCCATGCGGCCAGCACCGGGGATGGCGCCCATGCGGCCAGCACCGGCAACCGCGCCCATGCGGCCAGCACCGGGGATGGCGCCCATGCGGCCAGCACCGGGGACTACGCCCATGCGGCCAGCACCGGCAACCGCGCCCATGCGGCCAGCACCGGGGATGGCGCCCATGCGGCCAGCACCGGCAACCGCGCCCATGCGGCCAGCACCGGGGATGGCGCCGTGGCTGTGGCAATCGGTTTCGGTTCAACAGCCACCGCGGGCAAAGGCGGTGCCATCAGCTTGGCTGCATACGACGAAACGGTGTGGCCGCCGAAGCTCGTGGCCGTGCGGTCATCGATGGTCGGCCAGAACGGTATTGAGGCCGGAAAGAAGTATCGCCTCACAGTCTCTGGCAAATTTGAGGAGGTGCTCTGATGGACGCCGTCGTCAAGCAGGCCCCCGTCACCACCCCGCCCGCAAAGCGCCCGCTGAGAAGATGGCCCGGCTTCCCCGGCCCCAGGACCGCCGAGCAGATCGGCGCGGGGTGGCTGGTATTCAAGCGCGGCGACCGCACCGGCCGCATTGAAAACCGCGGCGTCCCCTTCGAGCATCCTACACTGGAATCCGCGATAACCGAGGCAAGGCGTCTCCGCCGGCTTTACGGCGGCCATTACGACGTGGTCGGCATCTATGCCTCGTTGATGGGTGGCGACGATGAATAGCGCCCACAGCCTGTCCGCCAACCGTCTGCCGACCCACAGCCACACCGCCCACAGCCACACCGCCGAGGCCAACCCTGCCAGCGGCTTCTACGCGGCGCTACGGGAAGACCCGTTCCATGCCGAACTGCGCGACTTGCTGACGGCCGAAGCCGGGCCATTCCTGAAAGACGCCGCCGCCTTCCTCGCCATGTCGGCGTTTCTGGCGACCGCAGTTGTTTACCTGATTTCATACGCGGCCTAGCCGCATGGGGATACACATGACTTACAACGACACCCGCGATTACAACGACACCCGCGCCCACAGAACCATCGTCAGCGCGTACGAAGCCATCGCGGACGGCGTTTCAGCTGCCGCTATGCTTACCGTCGCCGAGGCGCAGCGCCTGGCCGGCAACATCGCAATGGCAGCCCGCGCCCGCCGCGTTGCAGACGAGATCGCGTCGATGACCGGCGTCAGCTTCGACTGCAAGAGAACCCGCAGGGAAGCCTTCGGCGGACAGCCGAGAGACCGGCCGCGTCACGAACCTGTCCGGCCAGGGCCGGCGCCCCGCCAGAAGGCGCGCAACTACGGTTCGCCACGCAACAGGAGGGCAGCGTGATGACGGCACGCCCAATGAACACCTGTCTTCCTCGCGCCACGCAGATCGGCTCCCGGCAGGTGGCGGAGACGCTACGCAAGCTCACCGCTGAAGTCGGTGGTCTCAAGGCATTCGAGCCCGGCGTTCGCGAAGCAATCGGCAACACGAACTGGACTGTGCTCATGCAGCGGCTAGATGAGGCCGAAGCCGCCCTATCTCGCATCGTGCAAGCGCCGGTAGCGGATGGAGTGCGGGAGGCGTTGCGCGAAGCCTACGATTTCCTGTCGGGCAATTACCAGAACCTATCGACGGGTAATTGGCACGACGACGATGCCGGTCTTGTCGCGAGCAAAGTTCTCGCTGTTTTGGACGACATGGAGATGTCATCCGCCCTCGCATCTTCCGACCCCACGCCGGCCACAGAGGCGGGCGGTGCCGCCATGCCGGCCGATGCCGAATGGTATCATCGCAAAGCTGCATTGGAAGGCGACCATGAGATCGGTGTCGGCAAACGGCTGACTTCAACCATCAATTCAACCCCGGAAGAAATAGTCGAATTTGAGCGCCTTGCATTGGAAGCGCTCCCGAAGTGGGCACAGGACGAGATTCGATCTGCGCGAGACGCCCTCCGCCAGTCCAAGCCGCAGGCTTTGCCGGATGGGTGGAAGCCGCTGACCTGCAAGGGCGATCGGATGACATGTCCGATGCCGCCCGACGAAACGATAGTCGAGGTGATGCTCGAAGACGGGACGATCTGCCCGGCTTGGTATGGCTGCAACATCATGGATGCCGGCGACTGGGATTTCATGCCCGTCAACAGCGATGACGAGCCTGACGATGACAGTATCGCAGATAAGGTCATTGCTTGGCGCTACCTCGCCTCCGCTCCATCCCCATCCAGCGAGGCGGTGGGGTGCGAGTGATGGCGACCAACATCGAGAAGGGAGAGTGGGTAAAGGGCGTCGCTCATTGGCGAGAGCAAGAGACGGCGTTCATTTCGGTTGCCTTCACGTGGCGATTACCTGAAGCACGCAAGATTGCAGAATATTATCGTGCGATCGGCGTCAAGACAGTGCGCGTCGGTGGCCCCGGCACATTCACGCAGCGCAAATACACTGCCGAGTTTGCGGATGAAGTCGGGGGCTCGATCCCTGATGCTGTAGCCCGGCACAATCCGATGGCGACGCGCGCCAGCTACGGTTGCCCGGTGGGCTGCTGGTTCTGTATCGTACCAAAGATGGACGGCAAGACCTTTACGTTCTTGCCGGATTTCCCGGTTCGTCCGGTGCTCTGCGACGATAACCTCTCGGCGCTGCCGGCAGAATATCAGCAACACATTGTCGATCGCTATGTGTCAGCCGGCGTGCCCCTGCTGGACGCTAACTCCGGTTTTGAGCCCGCTACCTTTGATGATGAGGTGTTTCGGCGCTGGAAGCCGGTTCTTAAAGGTCCGTGGCGGTTCGGCTTCGATGAATCGACCGAAGGTGATAACGTTGCACGCGCCTTCCGTGTTCTAAAGGACGTACCCCCGCGCAAGAAGCAAGTCTACACGATGATCGGCCATGAGCCGTTCGACGTGTGCATGGACCGCATTCAAAAGGTCATCGCAAGCGGCGGCGAACCTTACGCGCAGCCATTCATCAAGCTCAATGCTCTGACTAAAGAGCCTGCCATTCGACACGACTGGACTGCTGAGAAGCTTCGTCACGTCCAGCGTTGGGTAAACCGCCGCATCTGGCGCTACGCGCCGTTCTCCGAATACGACCCGGCGGTGAAGACCTCGCGCAAGCAGGAAAGGATTGCGGCTTGATGCCCCAAATTTTGATCGATTGGAACGCGTGGTGGATGTCCTTCTGGATCGAGCATCCTGCCTTGTTTTGGATTGCCTTAGCAGCCTGCGTCGCGCCAACAGTCGCCTACAATATCTGGAAGCGCCTATGATGTGCACCCTCCCCTCCGCCCCCGTCTCTGATGGAGGTGAGCATGGCTGAGAAGCTGACACACACGCTTGGGCCTTGGTTCCTTGAAGGAAATTGGAACCCCGAGGCCGAAGCAGAACTAGGCGGCTGGGTTTCTTGTTTCCCGCCGGCTGGAATGCCCATTTTCGAACTTACGCCGGTTGTCGGAGGGCGTGAAGAAATTTGCGCCAATGCCCGCCTGATCGCCGCCGCGCCTGAATTGTTGGAGGCCGTGAAGGACGCACGGTCAATGCTGGAGCATGTCGAGGTAATTGACGGCGAGGACGGCGCCCCTTGGAGCGCGGCGCTGGCACGTATGGACGCCGCCATCGCCAAGGCTACCGGCCGCGCAGCGCTCAACCAGACAGACGGAGGGGCGTGAGATGGCTCTCGACCGTGACGACCAGAGGCTAGTCGATGCACTCCGACTTTATGCAAAGCAAACATTCGAGCGCCCGCCATTCCCGTTCGATGATCTGAAATTTACGCTGGAACAAGCCGCCGCAACAATTGAGCGTAAGCAGGCGATGGTCGCTTCCACCCTCGCAGGAGGTAGAGATGCGTAAGCTGCTCGACCATCACAGGCGCGTGCTGCTGGAACTTGACGAGTATACGCTGCCAGACGGCGAAAGGTGTTGCCACTTCAAGCCGCTCGCGCGTTGGTGCGAAATGGAAGTCCGCGAAGTGCGCCGGATCACTCGCCATCTCGCGCGTAAGGGCCTTGCCGAATACCATCGGGCGCTTTTCACCGACGATGGAGACCTTGCCGGGGCGGGATACTGCATCACCCCCGCAGGCCGCGCCAAGCTGGCGGAGGAGCGGGGATGATCCGGCTTGTTGTCAGAATAGACGACGCGGCAATGGCTGCTCATGTCGGCGGATCGCCGCAAACGACATACCGCACATTCGAC